GCTTAAACCATGGGCGTGGATATTTTGTCGTTTCGTGAACATCCTGAGCGCACTTCGTTGGTTTGATTATTTTTATCTTCATTGTTCTAATTCATTTTATATTACATATTCTTTTATAAGACCAGTGATAGAATCGCTGGGAACGGTGGCTTTTACCACATTCTTGTTTTCAAAATAATCAAACGTTTATTGCGTTTAACTAGATTTTCTAACTTTTTCATATCAGATAAATACTTATCCACAGTCTTCATTGTCTTTTTCATAAGCTACTTATTCACTTTGACTAAATTTTTGAGATTGTTGAAAGCCTCATAGTCTTCCTTGCTGATTTCTATGCAGTTGTCGAACTGGATAGTTGCAGGATCAGCTATCTCTGAATATCCTTCATTAATCACCTTGATAGCCTCCATTAGAGGGAACAATGCTGAGCCATCATCCTTCATGAAGGTAAAGTCAACCTTACACCATGTGTTGGCTATGTCTTTGCGCATGAATGATGCGGCTACATAAAAATATCTTTTCTTCATATTGCTTCTTGTTTTAATTGTTTGTTTATTGCTCCCTGAGCAAGGATTTGCTGCCAGTTGGCTTCATGATAATTTCTTGCCTCTTGCTTCTCTGTTAGTTGTGGGTCGTAGCCACCGAAGCATAAGGCGTCAAATTTCTCATACTCCTTCATCGTATGTGGAGGCTTGGAGCCAGGAGTGGCTGGAATGTAATCCTTGGCAAACTCCTTAGGTAGAAGGTTTATTATAGTTGAGGCTACTGGGTCGAGGACTTCGTATTTGAAAATACGGCTCTTTCCTTTTGTAGAAGTGTTATATACTGGTTGTGCCCAACAGATGTTACCCCTGTAGTGTGATATGAGACCAGAGAAATAATAGGGCTTCCATATCCTCTTATCCTTGTATGCACAGCAGATACCTGTAGGAGAATCTTCATTATAAGCACTATCTGACTTCCAGCAATGGTTGTAGCCGAGGTCGCTGATGTGGCTATGTACACAGAACTTGCACATCCTCATTTTCTCCTGATCAGCAACTGATGGCGTTGGCTTCATCAGGTTTTGTTTGATGTAATTGCCCATAGATATATACTTTAAAGTTCAACCGTTGCATCAACATATTCCTCTTTGCAATTACAACACGGAGAGATTACGATAGTGATGTTCTCGTCAATACGGAAGTATGCATAATAAACCTTGCTATCTTTTTTAGCTTTAGAAAGAAGTGTAATATGATCCTTACCCAGAAGCAATAAAGCATCAATTATTGCTTTTATATGATTATTGTTAATAAAGAACCCATCAAGTTTTATGACAGCATACCATTCTGGTTCATAACACTTTCTGATATTTCGCTTGAAAAAACCAAAACCATTACAGATAGGGCAGTCAAAGTCATTACAATGGGTATGTCCTTTCTCATCTAGGTACTCCCATACTACAGAACCTGTACCATTACATTCGTCGCAATCTTCCTTATCATATTCCTCAACTCCTATTTTCGGCAGAGATTCGTATGCTTTCTGTAGGCTTAAAAGAGGAATATTCAGTTCTTGCTCTACTGGAGGAAATTCCATATTGAACAATTCTGTTCTCTCATACTTGCCTTGGCAGACTTCTGCATTGATGTAGATAGACTTGTAGCAATCTGTAGCAAAGACCTTGGTGTCTTTGAGAAGAGGCATTGCAGAGAGGCTTCCTTTGCTATAGAACAGTCCGAGCAGTTTCTGTTCGTCTACATTTTCATATCCTATCATAGTTCATCCTCCTTGGTATTTTTACGTTTCCGTTCCCCACAACATTCCCAGTGGAAGCGATGATGGCCGAAGTCGTTGCATGTTCTGCAGTACTTACTGTTTGCTGTAGGCCGGAAAAACTTGCAACTCTTACAAGAGCGATTGCGGTGAGTGTAAACTAGATAGATGAATGTGCTGGCCATAACTACAAGGCACAGCATGATGATGATGAATCCGATTTCCATATTACTTTTTGTTTTTAATGATTTTGTTTAATACCTGCTTGTTGTGCTCAGTATCATCATTGATGAGGTGATAAGAGCGAACTTTCTCGAAGGCGTTGACTTCGGCTGCTTGCATGTAAGCCTTGACCACTTCGATGAAATCTTCTAGGGAACGACAGAGGGCGTACTTGTAGCCAGCGCACTGCCAATAGCCCTGGAAGCGTTTCTGATTGGCAGACTGATTGTTTGTCTTACCATACTTAAGTTCGATGCCCAAGCCGAAGTAAACTTCTGGGTTCTCGTAGATGATGCCTGTCTTGCCATCCTTCATGGAAGGGATAGCAAGGATGAGGTCGGGAACGCCTGGGACCACGCCCGATGCTGCATTGATGGCTAGCTTCTTGCCACTGGTAGCACCGTCTGCCTCGTTCTTGGGATGGAAGAGGAGTGTGGAGAAAGCTGGGTACTGTAGTCGAAACCATCGTACACAGGCTATCTGCAACTGACCTTCTCGCTGAATCTTCTTCTGCTGAGGCTTCTGCGTGTATTCAGGATAATTGCCGTTGAGGCGGTCGATTAATTCTTGTCTGTCCATAATCGTATGAATTAAATTGTTTGTTACTTGTATTTTAGTCGCTGAGGAGAGACTGGAGATAATTCTGAGTCTGATCATCCAAGTCGGCCAGTGACTGTTCTTCTTCTGCCACCGATGGATTCCAGACGATGCCCAGTTTGGCTAGAGTGCCATTCTTGTAGGCATCTTTCACCATCTGTGCCATGGAACCATCCGGGTTCTTCTTGGCGGCTTCAATCCAGCCTAAATACTTCTGCCGTAAGGCTTCGGTCTGTTCTTTCTCCAGTTCCTTCTTGCGTTCTTCCTTCATTCTGAGGCGAGCTTCAATTTCCTCGTTACTTTCCTCGCGTTGAGGCTGAGGAGGAGCAGGTGGTGGAGAACTTGAATGCTGAGGCTTCTTCCCAGCTGAGGCTACAACTGTAGGGTTGTCGAAGGTTCCTTCCATCAGAGCCTCGTAGTTCTTCGGATTGAATATCCAGTTGAAGGAGATATAGCATCCACCATCCTTGCGCCCTGAGAGAAGATCGGAGTTGAGAGCCTTTCGAAGCATCGGTTCTATATCCTCGAAGGAATAGTCTGAGATAAACTTTGCCACCATCTTCTTGCGGTCGGGAGTCATCTTTGAGATTGGCTTGACCTGCGTTCCAAGAAAGAGGCGATTGAAGAGTCTTAGCACTTCCGAGAACTGAACTTCCGGATCCAACGACTTTTTTTCTTTTTCTTTTTTTTGTGTGTGGGTGTGGGCTTTCTCCTTTCTTTGTTTGTTTTCTTTTATAGGGGGTTCGGGGGAAATGTTTTCTTTTATTTGTTTCTTTCCTCTTACTTCTGTGCCCTTACCCTTGCCCTTGGCTGTGCCCTCAACTTCGGCAGAATCTTCGGAATCACATTTATTTAAAGGGGTTTCGGAGTGTGAAATCTGTGCCCCAGATTGTGCCCTTGGCTGTGCCCCTTGTTTTGTCTGTGCCCTAGTTTGTGCCCTATTTGTGCCCTTATCTGTGCCCTTGCTAGTTTCTGAATCACCGGCATTGCCTTTATTTAAAGGAACTTCGGAAGATTGAATCTGTGCCCTAGATTGTGCCCCAATCTGTGCCCCGAAGTGTGCCGTAACCTGTGCCCCTTGGTCTCTTTGCCACGGTATGATGCAGTGGGATAGGGGGTGAGAACTGTTAACGTAGAGTTTGGTTGAGGCTCTTGGAGCAGAGCACTTGGTGATGATTTTCTCGGCTATGAGCACATCGATGGCGACACGGATGGTCTTGACCGTGGTATGGAGCTGTAGAGCCAAATCACGATAGGAGAGGGTGGCAGCGGAAGCCTCGTTGTGAGCGGAGGAGAGGAGCACATGGATGAGCACCTGAACGACCACAGGACGATGGAAGTAACGCCACTGCAACAGCTCTGGAGTAAATATGTAGCCATCTGTTTTCATTTTTATTCTTCTTCTTTATTTGGAATGTAGAATTTACGAATCTATCATTTATTTGTTTTCTTCAGCCTCGATGGCACGGAATATCTCGTAAGCCACTTGTGGGACCCAGGCATTGCCGTAAGCCTTTATGGATTCTTGTCGCCACTTGGGGAAAGAAATGGTAAGGCTGTCCACATCAAAGGGAATCCCATCATTTCCTCTACAAACAGGGGATTGAGTTGGGAAGTTCCGCCACCTACTTTGTGGGCTATCTGCTCCGCTAGATTGGCTTTCTCCTTGTTGTGGCTCTTCAAAGAATCCATTGTCATTGTACTTCTGAGACCATCTGTTGCACTTGGAGTGAGGAGATAATGGAAATCCAGAAAGTCGGTCAGTCCTTTCACTCGGTTGGAGTGTTTTATCTCCATTGCAGTAGGCGTGGGAAGCAAGCCTTTTCGAGCGGCGAGTGCCAAGGTTGGACGATCTGCTGCATTCGGTGATGGACTTCTGTTTATTCGCCCTCCTCCTTTGTCTATGGCTGTTGGAGTAGGAAGAAGTTTTGCTACTGCCATGTCTTCTAACTCCAGGTTGTGGTCGGTCTTGCCCTTCTTTGGATTTCTTCTCCCTCGCTCGTTGATTTCCATGTCCTTGAGAGGAATATCCATCGCATTGGGTGTGGGCAATATGTCCGAGAACATCACTTGTGAAGCCAGGCTTCCGTATGTCGTTCCGTTCCGATAACCGTTCTTTTTGGCTCTTTCCTTGAATTTCTTCGGATCTTCGGTTATCATTACTGCTGTTGGGGTTAGAAGGAGTTGCTGATATTCTTCTTGCAACAATCCATACTCTATCCCTTCTGTGGGGCGCTCCGACACTGCAAGCTGGAATAACAATCGGTTGGACGGAATATCCTTCGGCTTCGAGATCTGCACAGATTTTGTCGAGTGTGAATCGGCTTTCTTCTCTATATATGTAATTCTCTTCGAAAAGATCGTCTGTGCGTCCCATCTGAGTGACTTGGCAGGACTCCACCATCGTCTTGATTCCAGCAACGTTTTCACCAACGACCCAAGTGGGGTGTATCTGCCGTATCGCTCGAAGCATCTGAGGCCAGAGGTAGCGGTTATCGTCCGCTCCCTTTCTTCGACCAGCGAGGGAGAAGGGTTGGCATGGGAATCCTCCGGTGAGAACATCGACTTTTCCCTGCCACTGATGGAAGTCTGTTTTGGTAATGTCTTCATAACTTTCTGAATTTGGGAACCAGTATTGGAGCACCTTGCGAGGGAACTCTTGTATCTCGCAATGGAAGAGGTTCTGCCATCCCATCATGGATGCCGCGACCTCAGCACCACCGATTCCGCTGAATAAACTAGCGTGATTCATATTGCTTACTTTTGTTTCTGTTGTGTTCCAGGAGCCACTGTAGGTGAGCAGCCTTAGAAGGATCACGGAACAGGGATTTTGCTTTATCTATATCTGGATTCAGCATTATCTTCTTTTCTTTCTTTGCTGCTGCTCTTTTCTTCTGATAGTATCTACGCTGGTACTCCTTCACCTTTTCGGGGTGATTCTGTCTCCAGCTCTTAGATTTTTCCAGCAATTTTTCTTTGTTGCGCTGATAGTATCTCTGATAATATCCAGTGCCGTTGGCTCGTTCCTTGGCTGCATTTTCCCGATATAGCTTCTTCTTTTCGGGATGATCCTTGATATATTTGCGAGAATAGGCGAGCATTTTATCACGATGCTTAAGATAGTATTCTCGCTGCCGTGCTATGCTGTCTGACTTTGCTTTTTCTTTACTCATTTACGACCTCCCAATCTTTCGCAAATATATCAGATGAAGAAGGAACCCAAGAATCTGCTTTTCCATCTGTATTGATGATAAGCATCTGATTGGTGTAGTCAATGTGAGGATTCTCACGACTCATCAAGATGTCCTTGGCAGACTGAGGAAGTGACTGCATCTTAGGAATGATGTCACCACCAATGTGAGAAGGAACCTGCTTAACGATAAACAAACCCTTGCCATTCCAACTCTTACGTCTTACCGCAAAACCATCCTTCAGTAAGATAATAGCACCACCAAAGGTAAGTGAGCCTACTTCATGATAGGCTTCGTCAAACACACTCTTAGGAGACCAAGACTTATATCCGTCCTTGTACTCTACCAGGTAGCCATCTTCCTCAATGGTTACTGGCTTAAGAGTGGCAATTTTTCTACCAAGCACTTTCTGTGCTTCTTTCATAGTCATAGGTTCTGCCTTTACGACCTTTGTACCAATATACTTTTTCATATTACTTATATTAATGTCCTATAAGGACGGTTAGTTACTAAAGTTCATCAAACTCTTTCTGAATGCTATTTAAAGCCTTTTTTATAGCATTCTTTATGTCGGCAGATTCTTTTGGCGCATACTTGTTTATATCTATTAGAGCACGCCCCAGTATATTTTCATTAACACTCATGCCATTACAATATCTATCTATAACTCCGTTATAATCACCAATTAAGCTGCTTAATTGGTTAGCTCTATCTAATTTTTGTTTATCCATATTGTTAACTGTTTATTAGTTAATCTATTTTTCATTCACATGGCAGTTTCTCCTGATGCTGCACGTATCTTTTGTGCTTAAGGCAATACTTGCCATTGATGCAGTTACGCCCATCATGGCAGAGGATGCACTTGCGAGCTGCATAGGTGCTCTTACTTCTGGAATCGCTCATAATAGTAAGTTACTATCTGATGCTCGGTAGGCTGAAAGCCATTACGAGTGTTAAGAGTATCTACTATCTCATCATAGGTACTCTGAGGCATCTGTAAAATGAGATTCTCATCATGATAGCCCTGAGAGAGTTTACTGAGGCAGAGCCATCCAAGGACTAGCCAGATGGCAATGCAGAAGATGGTCTTAATTGTTTTCATAACTTTATCTTATTTGGGACACAGATAGTCTTGAACTTGGCAGGCACAGGCTTCCAGCTCTGATACTTTGTATTCGTGGCGAGTAATTTTGCCATTTCTGCCTCTTGCGAAGTCTTTCACCTTTCCTTCACGTTTCCATCGCTCTACGTTTTTTCTTCCGTAGATGTCGTATGCCTTGGCTTGTGTGAGGAACGGACGTTTACCCACTGCCTTGCAGACTTCTTCTTTCACAACGTTGCGTATGGCTGACAGAAATGTATCAAAGGATAGCATCTTATCTGCAAACTGGATTTGTACTACTTCGTTCATGACTATTGTTTTTATTTTACTCTTGTAACTGTGATGATCTCTTTCTCCCGGTTGATTTTGGTTTTGAACTTACGACAGTAAATTACACCTAATTCCGAGCAGGTTGTCTTGATCGTTCTCATTCTCTGGATAGGGAAACTGATTGATTTACCCAACTCCAGCTCTCTGATCTGAGGTCTGAGTGGTACTTTTTCTTCTGACATATTGCTTGATTTTAATTATTATTTTACTAGTTTGAAATCGTAAACGAAAACGAGAGGATCGGCATCCCAATGGAGGTGAAGTTTACAGCTAAGCATCTTGTATGCTTCGATTGGAGTTCTGTACCACCTTTTCGGCTTAAATCTATCATTTGTGGCATCGTATGAATAGGCATCGTCAATGCCTTCAATGTGGCTACAGTAGATTCCTTCCTTCAGGCAGTCATCGGTGCTGATGTCCTGTAGCCTTTCACACCGAATGTTGGTAATTATGATTTGATGAGGCATCAAATCAGACTTCACAAACATCTTGTTTGACCATCCTATGGGAACTTCCCTTATGAATATATCATTGGCAAACGGAATGTCGCAGTATCTTTGTGCGACTGCTACGACTTCACCTATTTTATAAGTGGACTTTGCTACAATCTCATTTCCATCATTGATGATGAGCTTGCCTTTGTCTTTTCCTTCCGTACAGAAGCCGCAGCTACGGATATGCTTGAAAGGCTTTTCATAAGCGATTCTTCTGGTCTGAGTCTTGCGGCCATCTAGAACTGCTTCGGTGAGACCATACTGGTCATTGAACATTATCTTTTTCATACGCCTTTGCTTTAAAGCAATCGGGACGATGGGTTATATGGTACACAATGGAAAGCGACTAATTTTAAATTTTCCTCACTCATCGTTGCCCGATTGAATATTTATGTTTATCTTTGCACCGACTAATTTTAAAATTTATAGATATGGTACAAAACATTTTTACAATTTGCAAGAAAGTAGCTACAGTTGGCTCATCAATGACCTTTGACTTTAGTGAAGAAGTTTCCAACATCACTAACCAAGGTTGGGTTATTAAGCAAGTATTTCAAAATACCCTTACATTGAATGGTCACTCTTATATCTCCGTGACCTTGCTAGCAGAGAAGTCTGAATAACTCCTTAGCATCCTCTAATGGTTTTGGGAAGGTCCTGTTGTCAGGATGTGTTATACATAGCAGCATCCCTTCCCAATCTATCAGTGGCGCATTGTATATCCATTGATAGGCTTCTTCCATTTCCTTGATGTGCGATTTGCCAAAATAGGAGTACAATTCAAACCGTAGCCAGAAACGCTTTACCTGCTTTGCCTTTTCCTCGTCAACACCCTTGCTGTTAAGAAGTGTTTCAAGGGCAGCGAAATCGAAAGCTTCATTATATTTTTTCATTTTTCTTCAAATTTATTTGGTACTTATCTGTTTATTTGCTAATTTTGCACCTGCAAATCAGATTCATGGAGTCTCCATACTTTTGAAACTTTGTCCATAACAATGGACTATGTTAGCCCCCTCACTGCAACGGAGGGGGCTTTTTTGTTTGCTAATGACCGTTAGCAAACCGCGGAAGGGAGGTGTTGCCAAATCACAGAAGGACAAACATCTTTTATCTTTTATCCATCCTCTGCTTTTGCTGATTCCGGAAATATTTTATCTTCATTCTTCATTTTTCTTCAAATTTATTTGGTACTTATGTATTTATTTACTAACTTTATGCTGCAAAAGTAATAAAAATAAATTGAACTGCAATAAGAATGTATTGTATTTTAAGAAATATACAATGTATTTATATTGCCTTAACACTATTTGGATATGAAAGTGCAATATTTTAAGATTAATATCGGACTCGCGATAGAGCAGCGTATTAATGAATTGGGTATTTCAAAGTCTGAATTTGGTCGAAGGATAGGCTTAGCTAGTCAAAACGTTAAGAAATTCCTCGAAAGAGAGTCTATTGACTCAAGTAAACTTGTAGAGGTCTGTCAAGCTCTAGACTACGATTTCTTTTCTTTGTATGTCGGCAAAACATGTGAGGGCAATACTTCTTTATTGAATGTGAATAGATTAAAGACAATTATTTTGGATAAAGGTTTATCTAATATAAGTTTTGCTTCTTCTATAGGCTTGTCAAGAAATGAACTTGATGCAGTTTTGACCGGAAGTGATTTGTCTTTAGGACTTGTAGAAAAAATGGCAGAGGTATTGGGAGTCAAACCTGCTGAATTGATAAATGGCGCATCTGCTACAGTTGAGGCTGCAGCAAAGGTTGATCAAGCTATGTATGAAGAGTTGATTGCTTTAAGAGCAGAGAATAAGGTGCTGAGGGAGATCCAGGGCCTTTCGGCAAAAAATCAGGTACATGTATGATAATAAAAATGGATGATTATGAATAACTGGATAAAAAAAATATTAACTCCGTTTGCTTCTTTTGTAGCCATCTATTCTGTGGTGGCTATATGTACAACGTCTGCCATTTTTTTCTCAGTTAATTACATCGAATACACTTTGTTGTGTTGTGCAGGATATTTTCTTGGTGCATGTTTTGGCACGAATGTGGCAATAAGTATCTTGAAACCTACTAATGCAAAAGATGCTTATCTTATTTCTGCCCTAAATGTGACAATTCTAATAATGCTACAATTATTGTGCATGCAAGTATTCTATGATAATTCATCAGAATCATGCTCTTTATATGAGAAGTTGTTTGGTTCTTCCTTACTGGGAACTATTTTAGTTTTATACAATTATCGTGTGCCAGGAAACTTGAAAGATGCCCTAATAAAAAATGTGCGTATTGTAGCTGGTTATTTTTACTCATTAGTGATGTGGGCTTTAGTTTCTTATGCTATCATGCATAATGCTACATTTGTTATACAAAGTGAATGGTGGGTGTTGATCGTCTTTCTGGTGTTGGCATTCGTCTTCTTTATCTTAGTTGGGTTGTTTCAGTTTCCTTTTCAGCTAATAGTAAAAAATGTAGAGAACGCTAGGGTATTACCTATAATCGTTATTATATATTTTGGTTTCAACTGTTTAGGTTATACATGGGATATATATTCTAGATCTGGTATATGGGAAACGATAGCAACGTTTGTCTATGATGTTTTTATATGTGTATTGTATGGAATAAACATAAAATCAATATATTTATCACATTCTTATAACAAAATATGAGATAATAATTAGATGTGTATGAAAGAAAATCAAAATGATATAGACAGAAAGCTGAGGCTATCAAAGAAGTTCTTTTGTTTTGGTCTAGTGACCTTCTGCATAGGTTTCTTGATGATTGGCTTTGCAATAGGCAGGTTGTCTTCCTCTTCTAGTAATGCTGAGGCTGATGCCTTCCAAACTGCGGAAACAGCAGGAGGCAACGTGTATGTATCAGACAGTCCAGGTTCTAAGCGGTACCACAAGGACAGAAATTGCCCAGCTCTTAAGAGAAGTACAGGCAAGATAACTTTTACAGATGAGGCTAGTGCCATTGATCAAGGCAAAACCTTGTGTGGCTGGTGTGGAAAATAGAAAAATAATTAAGTAAATAATAAATCGCAACGTGTTGCAAGATAGTTGCGCATTACATTATAGAGTATTAGTAAATAAAGGGTAATATGATTAAAACGGTGATTTTACATCATGGTTTTTGATAAATATCTGAATATCAGCTATATATATCTAATGTGTTGATGTATAAGCACTTATCTTCGTGCTAAAATTTTACGTTTGACACGTTAAATAGGACATGTGTAATGTAATGTTGCAAAACAGTTGCAAAAAAATATGGTAATATGGCAACATTTAAAGTGGTAGTTTCAAAGAAACGTTCTGATGGTTATTATCCAGTTTACATTAGAATACTGCATAACCGTCAAAAGTTGGTAGTTAAGACCGATAAGTTTGTAACAGACAAAGGATTGGTTAAGGGCACGAAAGAGGTGAAGGACTCATTCGTGCTCGCAGCCTGTATGAGCCAAATAAATGGCTGGGTTGACAAATTGAACAGACTTGATATAACTGACTGGTCTGTTTATAAGGTTAGAGATTACCTTTTGACTTCTGCACAGGATATTTGTTTTTCTGAATTTGCTCGTTCTTATCTTCAATCACTTTCTTTGCAGCCTTCATCACGCCAAATTTATGAAAGTGCTTTGAAACATTTGGAAAACTTTGCTGGTACTGATAAGGTAATGTTTTCGCACTTAACTGTACGTTTTCTGACAGCATGGATGAAAACCATGGAGAATAAGCCTAGTAGCAGAAATTATTATCCATCTTTGGTTAAGCGTATTTATTTGGAAGGTATCAAGAAATTTAATGATGAGGAGGCAGGTCTTATGCCAATAAAATTCAATCCTTGGAATAAGATAAAGATAGAGAAGAAAGCAGGCCCACACAAGCGTGCCATCACACTGGAGGAGTGTAGAAAGTTTTTTGCTGTTACTCCTGAATATCCACGGCAGCAGTTGGCTCTGGATGTTTGCAAGATGATATTGTGCTTGGCTGGCATCAATGTAGCTGACCTCATGAAAATGAAAAAGGTGGACTATTATGATGGAATCTTGCACTATGAGAGAAAGAAAACAAGTACGCGTCGTTATGATAAAGCGTATATAGAAATGAGAGTGCCGGATATGCTTTTACCAACCTTGGAGAAATATTTTTCTGAGGAAAGTGACCCTTATCTATTTATTTTTCATAAAATGTATTCCACTAATCGTTCTATGGATACGAATTTGATACATTTTATTAAAGCTATCTGTAAGAACTATTTAAGTATGCCTGATGATAATTTTTATACTCCTTATACATTCCGGCACACTTGGGCCACAGTAGCCCAGAATGATATTGGTGCCAACTATGCAGAGATTGGCTTTGCTCTGAATCATGCAACAGCTCATAGGATAACAAGCGGATATGTGAAGCCAGATTTCTCTAGGGCTTGGGAACTGAATGAGAAGGTGGTGGAGAAGGTCTTCTTTACCAATGATCCAAGCAGGCGAATGCAGGAGTATCATGTGCCTGAATTTGAAAACGTAGAGGAAATTTTTGAACTCTGTGCTGATGCATACTTCATGGGCGAGGTTGTGGCTCATGTGGATGGCAAGGGCTATCGGAACACAGATGAGATAATAGAGCAGCTCATGGCCAGCATAAATGATACTGTTCCTAAGAACTGCACGATACAGATTAAGGTGAAGAATATCACCAAGGACCAAACGAAGTACTTTGAACGAGTCAGGGACATAAAATAGCTATTTTGTGTTAATACAGATTAAAATTGACCCAATATAAGTTAAAATAGAGCGTTTTTGCTCGATAACCAAGTCAAGGGTAGACTTCTCTAAAGTTGAAGAAAATTTAGAGAGGGCTACCCATTTTTTATAATTAGCTATTATTAACAATTTTGAGATTTTTGATGTTGATAGTGGTTTCTTGTTTCTCAAATTTCTCTTCCAACTGCATGAAAGATTCCTCCACAGATAAGTTTCTGGATTCATCATTATTGAACGATACAGACTGGAGTTTTGGAGCAACGTAGGGGAGAAATTTGGCTACCATTGCCAAGCGTCCGGCAGGCTCGTCAATCTGCATGAGATCCGTGAAAAGTGAATAGTTCTTCTCATTGATACCATTGATGTAGCCAGTAAGGGCATCACGTAGGCTTTCACGCACACTTTTGGTAACCTTATTAGGTGTGCCAGCCTTACGTCCGCCAGTCTTCTTCCTCTTTGGCTTCGGCTCATTATTATTGTCTTGTTTTACTGCCATATTCTATTGATTTTTAATGTTTACTGATAGTTTTCGGGTGCAAATATAGGAAGAAATTACGAAACTTGGTGTTCAAGTTGCGGAACTTATCACAGATAGGTAAGAAAAACGCATTACTTTTGAACATTAAACATTAAAATTCGAATTTTATGGGATTAATTGGAAGTATTGCTGGTGGACTGACCTCTGCTGTAGGTGGTGCTCTAGCAGCTAAAGCAAGAAACAAGGGATATAATGATTATATCAACATGTTTCAAGACCGTATGCAACAGGTGAAGGATCATCGTGACAACTTGTATTATCAGGATCCTACTCAGTCAGCGGAGAATCAGGTAGCCGTGACCAATGCCCAGAAGGTATTGGATAATGCAACAGCAACCGCAAAGAACACCAATATTGTTAGTGGCGGTTCTGATGAAGCGGTTGCGCTGAGTAAGCAGGCTGCCCAGGAGCAGGTGGGTAATATCATGCAGCAGGCGGCCGTACAAGGTGCTCAGACCAAAGAAAATGTGTGGAATACTGCAGATTCGCAGATAGACCAGATGACTAACTACATCGCCACTGCCAAGAAGGAGAAGGCTCTTTCTACTGCTAAGGGTATCACGGATGCAGCTGGTGGCTTGGCTGGAGCTGCAAGTAAATTGCCAATTTAAGGAAGGAGGTAATTATGGGATTTATATTGGATGATTTAACTCCTAAGCGCCCGGCTACTGCCGTTATTCCTTTTACTGATTTCCCTGATGATAATGCGGTGAAGCCGGAGGTTGCAGTACCAGTTCAGACAACTGATACAGAACCGGGAAAGGGTACAGCCATAGATACGACCGGTATTACTGGGAATGGTGGCAAGGAATCTTTTGCCCAGAAGCCAACCGAGGAAGTTACCAAGGTGGAGCCTAACCAAGGTATCAAGATAGACTGGAGCAGACCTTATGCCGAGATAGAACAGAATCCTATCTTGCAGAAGATGAAGCCTTATGACATTATGAGGGATTACCAGAAGAATGGTGATGGAAACTGGTCTGCCTTCATGCCTTGGCTTTCTTCACTTGGTGATGCCGATAAAACTGTGGCTGCAAATGCAGCTCGGCAAAAGAAGGCAGAGAATCAAGCCAAATGGGAACAATGGGGAAATCTTTTTATGCACTTGGGTAACTTTTTTGGTACAGTTCAAGGTGCTCCATCGCAAAAAATAGAATCTGCACAAGAACTTACTGATCGCCAACGCAAGATAAGAGAGGCTACTGAGGCTCTTCGTGCCAAGGGATATAACCAAATGATGGTGAATATCTGGAAGGACCGTCAAGACAAGCAAGCACAGATGCAGGCAGAGGCTGCTGCAAAGGCAAATGAGAAACTAGCTGAATATCGTGCATCACAGAAGAACCAAACGGATGCTCTCACTCCTGTAAAGGTCGATGAAGTGACTCAATCTGCAAGACAACATTCTACAGCTGCAGACTTGAATGTTTCAAAGAAGGAGACAGAGAATGCTTTGAGAGGCAAGAAGGGAAAATTACTTGATGCTAAAACTAATAATGCCAATGCCGGAGCTGCTGATCATAAAGCTAGCGTTAACGTTAAGGGAGCGCAAGTTAGGCATATCAATTCGCAAACAGAGGGACAGAATCAGAGGAATGCCAACCAGAAGGAGGCTGATGATTTCAACACCAGGTATGTGAACGACCCTGTTTTTAAGAAACATGTGAATGAATGGGCTACACACAATGGTATGGCTATCGGTGGTAATGCTACAGGAGAAAGCGCTGGCAGAGGTGGAACTTGGGCTAACGAGAAAAACCGCCAGCAGGCATCCGCTTACGCTAGGGCTAAGATGAAGTTAGACCGGACTCCTCCTTCTCGTAGAGGTAGGGGTGGCAGTAAAGTACCTCCTTCACGTAGAGGTGGCAGTAAGGTTCCACCTTCAAGGAGAAGAAAGTAACTTATTATTAATCAAAAAAATTAAGATAAGGTATGTTTGACGAGCAAGACAGACAATATTTTTATAATGAGTTCAAGAACAATGGCTATGAAGTTGGTAGCTATGATGACTTCAAAAAGGACTTGAACAACAAGGAAGATCGTGACTGGTACTACAATGAGGCCAAGAACATGGGGTATGATGTGGGAACACAGGCAGACTTTGACAAGATGGTGCTGGAGCCAGCTCCATCTACTTCTGGTGGTGGTAAGCAGGTAGATACTTCTGCTACGACTCAGAGTGTAGGGAAGAAGGCTTCTACTGAGACTAAGCCGCAGGTGGCTCAACCAACAAAGAAGCAGGAAACAACAGACAAGGAGCCTGGTCTTATAGCAAAAGCCTTGGGTATGATTCCTACTGGTGTTCAGACGAGCAACGGAACATATCAGCCATCACCAGAGATTCCTCAGCCTGTTGTAAAAGGTGAGGAAATGCCTGTGAAGGAAGAAGCTTCTTCTTCATCATCAGCTAATGCGTCTCCTGTTACAACACCAACTGGTGTGGTGAATAATGAGGGGTTGATGGATGCCAAACTTGCCAACTATATTGAGAACTGGAAGCAGAGACCGGATAAGGAGGGCGATTACTTTGCGAATATGGTTGCCGACTTGTTGGCTGATGGTACTGCCAATAGCAATGAGGAGGCAGTGAATATGGTGATGCCTGCTTTGTACAGATATGCCAACCGTTCTGCCATGGACGTTACCAACCAGGTAGTATCTTCTTTGCCTGATGATACGGTGCAGGATGCTGAGCAGAGTATCGATGCGCAATGGTATAGCCATGGCGTGCAGGATAAGTTGAAGCAGGAGGCAGACAGCATGGGTATCAGTTATGATGACTATGTGGCTAAGTTCCTGAAACCAGCAATGGTGCAGAGTCTGGTGAACAAATATGGTCCGAACTACCGCAATATAGCCGAGGGCATCGCTACACGCCTCTATGCTCACGATGAGAATGTACAGGACAGACTGATGAACCAGGACATCAATGATGCTCTTTCTAGTGTTATCAATAAGTATGTGAATCCATCTGTAGTGGATGAGTACAACAAGGCTCAGGAGGCAGGCAGTAAGGCCTTTTCGGAGGGAATGGAAGGAAGCCAGTTTATTCCGGCTAATCTTCGTCTGGGTACAGCACTTGGTGCTCAGTATGAGGCAAACGAGGCCAAGGATCCTGCAAAGGTGCTTTCTAGTTTGCAGAAGAAGTTTGGCAGGCTCTACCGGAATCCGGAGTTCCTGAATGATATGAGCAATGCGGCATTTAAGGTGATGCAGCGATATGGATTGAATGGCACTCTGAATGGTGATCCTAAGCAGTTCAAGCCGATGATCAATTCTGTTCTTAAAAATGAACTCGATCAGTTGGAGATTAAGGGTATGATGCCTAAGGGTAGTGCTGAGTACATCATGAAGACTGGTTTGGGTAACACTATTGTGGGTAAGATTATTCGCAAGGCTGTTCAGACGGACTACCAGAACTGGCTGGAGGATATTGCCAATCAGCAGTATCAGCCTGGCTTCTGGGAGAACGTGGCTAGTGGTGCTCTGACCTTTGCAGGTGATGCCTGGAGTTATTGGTTGCCGGGAGCAGCAGGTGGCAAGTTGACCAAGAGCATGATTGCCAAGGCTGAGGGCAGACTGGCTGGTGACCTCATGGCTAAGGGCATGGAGCGCAGGGTGGCTGAGCGAGCTGCCAAGGTGCTTATCGGTAAGAGTAAGGCCGAGACTTTGAAGAGTGGAGCCGTGCATGGTGCTGTTACCTTTGGTGGTCAGTCGGCTATTTCAAAGCCTATTGATGAGGTTTATCGTACTGGTCAATTTGATGAAAATGGCAAGATTTACAATCCTTCCGTGGGTAAGGTTATCGCTAATACTTTGGGCGAGGTGGCTAAACAGACAGCCGTAGGTGCTATCATGCAGGGTGGAACCATCGCTAACATGGTAGGTAAGGGCAGAGGCTTGGCTACCAATATTCTTGCTGATGTTGGTGGAAAGGTAGTGGATTCCGGTATCATGACCGGGCAGCAGATACTGGAGCGCATGGCGCATGACCCTAACTTTAAGCCTACAGGCAAGGATGCGGCTGAAACTTTCTTGGAGAGTGGTGCTAATCTTTTGTCTATTGGTTTCCCTGGTTTTGTGGGCAAGTATGCCCGATTCAAGGATGCGAGGGAGTTTAATAAGAAGTTTGACTTCACAGATCAGGATATTGCCGAGTTGAAACGATTCGGCTATGATGGTCTTCGTGATGCCTTCGAGAAGGTGGGCATCGGGGAGTATACCGTGGTTGGCGAAAATGCCCAGCGACTTGATGGACAACTTACCCAGAAGTATATGGACCTGATGAACGACAAGAGCGTGCCGGAGGTGTTGAAGGCTAAGATGATGGCAGTTGTAGAAGGCAAACGACCTTCTTCTTTCTCGCCTGTTATTGATAGCGAGGTATATAGAGGTGACGATGGTAAGTACTATTTGGAAACCTATAATAAGGATGGAGGCGTAATCGACCGCAAGGAGTATTCTTCTCATGATGCTGCACGTAATGATGAGAAGAAACTGGAGTATGAGAAGACTCTTGGTTTGGCTTCTGTGCTGGAAGGTGAGTTCCACAATGAGTTTACGCAGGAGCATCTTGAAGGCTTATACAACAAGGCAGCCCAGAAATATAATATGGGTGAGAAATTGACAGATGAGGATAAGGCAGCGGTTTATCTTCATCAGAATGCTGGTGCCATCAAGGAAATCATGGATAAGCAGCAGAAGGGTATTATCCTTACTGATGAGGAGCAGAAGCAGATTAATGCCTATCGTCATTATTATGACAGTGCTTTGGAGAACAGTTCTGTGATGAGGGAGTTTGTCAACACGTTTGAGGATTCCAATGGCGTGGCGCGCGGTACACTTCGTAAGGCTTTGGAGTCGAAAGATAAGAAATATGCACCTTTGGTGGAATCTTATCTTAAGGAGCTTTACAACTCCATCGAACTGAAACGTGAAATGAAGCAGACGATGGATGATCTCTATAATACTTCACATGGTAATGAGCAGAAGAGGATTGAAGGCGAAAACCCGGTATCTCCTGTTGAGGGTTCTGCTGGTGGCCAGGAGCCTCCAGTTTCAGAGGGACCTGCTTCGTACCAAGACCGTACCAAATCCGTACCAACTCCGAGTGATGCAGAAGTTGCTGCAAACCCTGCAAACGTTTCAAACTCTTCTGCTGAGGGTGCAAGTCCTGAGACAAAGGTTGCAGGCTCTGATGCTTTTGTTATGGGACAGAATGCCTATAAGAATGGGGATTCTGAGGCTTTGCAGGCTATCGACTATAATAGCGATTTGGCAACAGGACGTTTGAAGCGAGCGTTTGCTGATAACGAGAAGATGCCTGATATTGTAGCCAATGCCTATAATGGAGGTAGAGATATGGAGCAGTTTGTGGCTCAGCGTGCAAGTAGTTTGACTCCAGCACAAAAAGAGGCTATCAGTAAGTATGTAGAGGCAATGGATGCCAAGAAGGGCGCTATTGATGCTCTGCAGCATGCCGATGATGGCTATGGTGAGGCTTTGAAGGAACAGCTCTGGCCATACCAGACGGAAGACGGAAACATCATGCCAGCTACTCTGGATAGCGGAAAACAGGTATTCCTGAAGAAGGCTAACGAATATGGTGGAGCCTTTGTTGTCGTTCCAGATGAGCAGGGACAGCCTACAATTAAGCAGGTATCTAATGCCGAGATTAGAGAGGTGGGCACTCCTGTTCCTCTTGATGAATACATTGAGAGTTCTTTGGCTCAGCAGAAGGATGCAAGAAATAAGCAGTTTATCAGCCAGTTTGATGGCAGCGGTTTGAAGCCGAATGACCAGGTTACAGTTGCCATGGAGGAGGGTGATGCTAATATCAACATGACCTTTGCCGGATATAGCGAGGACGGAAAGATTGTGCTTACTGATGGTAAAGATTATCTTCCCCTGTCTAAAGAAGAGTTTGCTGCATGGCGCAAGAATGCGCTTGACAACACAATCAATGAACATTTGGATCGCGAGGACGATGAACGTGAACAGAAAGCAGTTTCTCAGGCTGAGGCTGACAAGAAGGAACGATTTGCCAAAGGCATCGTGGGATTGAGCGAGGGACATCCTGATTATTCTTCAAAAGATACAGACGCAAAGGTGGCTGCTGAATATTTGCAGGAGCAGTATGGTGAAGACCATGGCAAACTTTTGAATCTGGTTAATGGCAGCCGTGATGACATCAAGACTCAACTTGCCAACAAGAGGAAGGCTGCTGCTGAATATCAGAACTGGCTTGATACAAATGCCGATCTTGACCCGGAAAAGGCTAAGAAGGTGGAGGATGAGTTGAGTCTGGTTAATGAGCAGATTGCTGATCTTGATGCTCGTTTCAAGAACTGGAATACTATCCGCAACAGCGTGATGACTCCTGATGAGGTGAAAGCAATGACGGAGGAGCGCAAGGCTGAGGTGGAGAAGGCTGGTGTTGATGAAACTGCCATCGTGCCATCTGATGATTTCCATGTGCTCGTACTTGATGATAAGGAATTGAAGAAGCAATATCCTACTATGGATGAGGCTACCGACTATATTACCTCTCAGCGCAAGGACATCTATCATACCCAGGAGGATGTGGAACGCAAGATAAATGGTGTGAATGACATGCTGGATCAGTATATCAATGGCGAAACAGAGCTGGACCCTAACCAACTTATGGAATTGAATACAACAAAGGCTCAGCTGGAGGCTCAGCAGTCTAATTTGTCGGTTGCAGCAAAGGGTTTGAAGGCTCAGGCTAATAAACTCAGCAAACTTTATAAAACAGAAGTTAGCCAGCAGGAAATGGAGGAACTGGGTATGACTCCTTCTGAGCAGCGTAAGGTTCTTGCGTCTGATGCCATCAAGAAGAATGACCTTGGAGCAATAATAAAGATATACAAGGATGCCTCTGTTGATATTACGGACTTGACTCCTCAGACTCTTGAAGAGGCAGTATCAGAATATTTGAGTCCTCATAGCTTGAATCCGGAATCTCTTCAATATGAGTTGGGCAAGAGCAATTTTAAGTTTGGTATTGGCAAGGGGTATGATTCTAATAAGTTCAATTATCTTATAGCCAAGAAAGGAACCGGTATGTCGGTTAACGAATTTGCTGTGAAGGTATATAATGACCTTCCTGTAAACTTGCTGGATATGGGATATACCGACCAGGATGTTCGTAATGCCCTTCTTGATATGTTCAAGTCTTATGACAGTGTGAAGGACATGAAAAATGTGGCTCCGATGAACCGCATAGCTGCTGCAGAAGATGAACTTTCAAGCGAGGAAGAGTTTTATGAGGCACAGAAAGAGCGAGAAATTATCGAAAGACAGGCAGAAATTGAGAAATATAAATCGTATATTCACGAAAAAGCGTTATCTTTGCCGTCTGAAAGCGAACTTGATTACATCAAAGGACTTGAATTTGACCGTATGATGGAGATTGAGGATCGTGAACGAGAGTACAAACAATATGTCAAATCAATTTTACCAGAATTAGCTGATTATGATGACAGAAGCAATGAAGAAGGATATGGAGGAGGCAGTAGCCTGGGTAGCGACTCTTCACGGAGAGGAGTTGATGAAGGAAATAGCCAAGGCGAAGAAGTTGGTAACGGAGAAGCATCTTCTGAGTCCGAGATTGGAGAAGGCTCTGATAGCGGACGCAAAGGGCGACAAGAGGTTAGCAGCATGGAACCTGGCGAAGGCTCAGTTGTTCGAGGCTCACATCTACCGCAAGAAGCATCCTTCGGAGAACGTTTAAAGAGTGCCATTGCCGAGACTGAGACCGAACCTACAGAGGCTCAGAAGAAGGCAGGAAACTATAAGAAGGGGCATTTGACTTTTGGGGGATATGACTTTACTGTTGAGACTCCAAAGGGCGTGACTCGCAGCGGTAAGGATGAGCAGGGCAAGCCTTGGAGCGTGACCATGCACGATACTTACGGCTATATTCTGGGCAAGATAGGCGTGGATGGTGACCATATTGATATGTTCATCAATGATGCCGCAGACCTTGATACTTTTGATGGTAACGTTTATGTTGTTGACCAGGTGAACCCAGAGACTGGTGAGTTTGACGAGCATAAGGTGATGTATGGCTATCCTTCTGAGGAGGCTGCTACAGAGGCTTATCTTGCCAACTACTCCAATGGCAGGAAGGGACTTGGTAAGGTTACTTCTGTGCCTAAGGCTACCTTTGACAAGTGGCTGGAGTCTTCTGACCGCAAGACTAAGCCTTTTGCGGAGTATGCTATGGTGCAGAAGGAACAGGCAAAATTTGATCGTGATGTGAAGGAGGTGGAGCCATCTGAAATGACGGAGGCACAGAAGGTGGCTTATGATGCCGTATCTACTATGCTTAAGAAGGCTGGCATTCCGGTGAAGGTGGTTAGCAATGAGGATATGGAGAAGGTGGCTGAGGCGCAGGATAACCTGAATCTTGCCATGCTGCTGAATCAGCCTGAAATGAGATTTAAGATCAAGACACCGGAGGAGAAGCAGGCTGCCGAGAATGCTTATAACTTTGCCAAGGAGTTGCGCCCGGATAAGTGGAAGCAGTATGCCGTGGTGGATATGAGCAATCCTAACAAGATGCCAGAGTACTTTGAGAAGCAGGAGCTGGCTAGAAAGGAGCGTTCTTACTATAATAAGCTGATGTGGGGTAACTACAAGGTCTTCAATCTTGACAAGAGTTTTGAGGACAATGTGGCTGGGCTTACTGGCTCTTTCCCTTCGGAGTTTGACCCATATAAGATTGACGAGCAGACCAATAAGAGGAATGAGTTGAAGAAGCAGATGAAGGAGACTGAGGAGGCTTATAAGTCAACCGGGCAGGAACGTAAGGAGTATCAAAATCAGCTGATGAAGGAGTACATGGATGAGCATGGACTGGATTCTGAAAACGATATTCCTGATGATGTTTGGAATGATTGCAGGAATAAATCCTTTGAAAAATATCAAGATAAGCTTGATTCCTTGTTTGCGAAATATAAGGATTTGGATAGACAGTTGAAGGCTGTTGCTGAGCCGGGAGTGCAGTATTTGAAGGGTAAGGGTGTAGTTTATGGCTACACTGATGGCAAGGAGATTGTGCTGAACCAGGAACATCTGAATCCTAATACTCCTATCCATGAGTATCAACATCTTTGGCGTACTGCTGCTAAGAAAATGAATCCGGAACTTATAGAGCATGGTGATAAACTCATCATGCAGACCCAGCTATTTGCCGATTTGAAGCAGGATCCTAACTATAATCATCTGACAGATGAGCAGATTTGCGATGAGGCTTTTGCTCGTTTGACTGGTGAGGACGGAGCTGCCATCCTGGAACAGATGGCTAAGGATGCTATCAAGGAGAATCCGCTTGATACAGCCAAGGAACTGAGTGTTATCAATAAGTTGAAGGAGTGGCTGAAGAAGTTCTGGTATTGGACTCTTGATACATTTACGAAGTGGAAGCCTGAGGACATTAAGAAAATGACCTTGGAGGATATTCGCAATCTTGTGTTGAGAGACTTGGCGAATGGGGTAGACCCACGTAACGTGAAATCTCGTATGACCAAGGAAGATGCTGTTTCGCTGCGTAAACAGATGGCAGATAATGCTGAGCAAGAGCGGATTCTAGAGCATACGGAAGAGAACTGGCAGAAAGAATTTGGCAAGGATAGCCGTGTTACTACTCCTATTGGCAGTATCAAACTTGGTGAAAACCAATACAAAAAGGCAGGAAGAAACGACCGAATCAAAAGATTTGGTTTGTTGAAGCCTACCTTGGAGCGTCCTGACGTTATCTTGGAGAAGTCTGCACCAAAAGAAGGTGCGGAACGACAGACTAAATATCTATTTATCAAATCTTTTAAAAAGGCAGATGGAAATAAGATTCTGAACTATGAATCCATAACAGTAAAGCAGGGTGAAGAGGAAGTGGCGATTAGCGCACATCAAATAGATCCTTCGAAAGTTGTGAAAGAATTGACGGAATCAAAAGTGCTATGGAATCGTTTCAGAGGCGATTCTAATTCCTTGGGCGAGAATCAAGGTTCGGCATTAACTCCATCCGCAAATAACCCAAGCGGAAAGGATAGCGTCCTGAATCCTCATAGCGATGCAAAGATAAGAAATAATATCGAAACTGCCAAGGGAAATGGTGGAAATTTATCTGTGGAGGATAAAATAAAGGCTGTATCTCGGCAATTTGGTGTAGATGAGGCAGATGTGGCGATGTATGCCAATGCTATTAAGAAGGGTTCTACTGCTGAGGCTGCACGTGCCAGAGCCAATATCAAACGCCATCTGTTGCAGGCAAATGAAGATAAAATTTCCTCTTTAAAGGAACTTCTTAAGTACACTAAGCCTGTAAATGAAGCCTTGAAGGAGAATTTTGGCGACCTTGATGCTATGATCGAGGAGCGCGTGAAGCAGGTGGAAGCGCAGCGTAACGCCATGGAAGCCGCTAGAAAGAGAGCAGAGGAAGAGGAAGCCAAGCGCCAAAAGCACCTGGAGGAACTTTCTCTGATTCCTGATGATCAACTTGACAAGCAGTATATGGATGCTCTCGCCAAAGGTGATGATGATACTGCCAGGGAAATGCTTGATGAGGCTGCCAGACGCAAGGGCTATGATGATACAGAAAGTTCATATCAGGGTGTAGGCGCATGGAAAGCACCGGGAAACCCTGGATATGAAAGCGACAAGGCGAGACGTGATGATTGGGAATCCAGTGGCTCGGATGTGAACCTGGAGGATATGGCTTTGGGCTATACTCCTCAGCCGGATGATTACTTCTCTCATCCGGAGCGTTATTCTCAGAACACTCCTCATGGATTGGAATCTGTGAAAGCCATCAATACGGCTATTGATGCCATTAAGAATGGCGAGAAGGATGTTAAGGTAAAGGTTTATCGTGCTGTTCCAACTTCTGTGAAAGAAGGAAAGTTGCGTAATGGTGACTGGGTTACTCCTTCTAAGAAATATGCCGATATTCATGGAAATAATCGACTGGAAGGCAAATATCGTATCATCGAGGATGAAGTGCCTGCTACTCAACTGTGGTGGGATGGTAATGACGCAAACGAGTTTGGCTTTGATGATGGCAAGGAGTATAAATACAAGAATGCCAAGAACAACAGAAAGTTGAACGACCTTGTTACCTATGATGATAAGGGTGATGTTATTCCTCCTTCTAAGCGCTTCAATTCTCGCAAGAGCGATATTCGATTCCATCGAGTGACTGAGCCGGAGGAACTGGAGAGGCTGAATAAGGAGAAGACTTTCCGGATGTATAGCGGAATGCAGGAGGTGGATGGTAAGCTCTACTCGCCTATGGCTGCCATTATTGACGGAAAGCGTACTGATGCTACCGAGATTGGTGCCTGGATGGGGGCTGATGAGAGACCTGATCTTGTGAAGGGTGGAAAGTTCCAACTTGTGAAGACCGACAAGAACCCTGGGGCAGGAGAAGGGCCAGTGCGTGCTGCCTACAATCCTTATATGCATACTTCCACTTCGATGATGAACGACCAGTTTACCGGGGCTTATGCCAGAGGTAATATCAAGGTTGTGGAATGGGAGATTCCGGAAAGCGAGAAGACAAGCGGCTACCGTGCTGAGGGTGCAAAGGATGCCGTGGGACTTGTGCCTTGGCATTCGGGTTCCGTAAATGGTTTGTTGCCGAAGGACAGACAGAGGTCGGTGATGTTGTCTCGTTGGAGAAAGGCGGTGAGAGTAGTTCCTGATTCTGAGGTGGCTGAGAGTATTGCTGAGCAGCTGGAGGGTACTGGACTGGCTATTCCTTGGAACGTGGTTACTCCTAACCAGGTGAGGGAGTTGGTTAAACTGGGTGTGCCTATTACTACCGTTGAGTCGGGACTGCAGGCTCCTGAGACTAAGGAGAAGTTTATGGCTCAGATGGAGGAGTTGAAGAAGGAGTTTCCGCAGGCTCAGTTCGTTGACGTGAAAATGACCAAGGACGCTTATAAGGAGTGGGGAATTTTGAAATTCTCTCTTGGTGAGAAGAATGGCACAGATGTTGCTGATGAAAATGGTGATAGTATGAACAAAAATCCAAATAAAAATGTTATCACCAGAAGAATTGGAAGCCGAGCACAGGCGCAAGCAAGAGTTAATGAAACGTTGGGAGCAGCAGCCGCTGACTTTCGAAGAGATCAAACAGCAGCAGCTAAGAATCAACAAGGCACTTGGGATAGAGGATCCGTACTTGGGCATGTCATTCGAGCAGCTAAGGCAAATGCATCTTTCATCCCTCAAGAAGAACTCAAAAAAATAGTCGGTGAAACTATTGGCCATGGAGAAGAGAACTATGTTTATCATGCAAAATATGATAATCAGAAGGTTATCAAACTCAATGATTTCACCATGACGGACAATCTTTTCCGCATCAATGAGTTTATTGACCGCATCAATGCTCATAATGAGTTCATGCCAGAGGATAAATATACGCCTTTGGGGTTTGCCTATAATCATAAAGGAGACCCATGTATAGTGATGGAGCAGCCTTATTTGAAGGGTACTCAACCAACAAGAGAAGAAATCTGTCAGTACTTGATGGATCATGGCTTTAAGTTGGATATGATTCAGATTAGTGCAGATGAATCTGATATAGGCTGGTCAAATGGCAAGTTTGATTTATGGGATGCTGAGCCTAGAAATGTAATCAAGGATGAGAACGGAGATTTGCACTTCTTTGACACTATGATTCAGCATACTTATATCCCTAATCATAAAAATCAACTCCGGTTGTCGAAACCTTCTATCCGTACTTTTGAATCACAAGGAATGATGGATTCAGCAGCAAGGGTACAGAGAGTGGCAAACGTATTGGGCGGTGCTGAGGCTGTGACCTATGCTTCAAGCGCTGATGTGCCAGAAGAGTATCGCATTGCTATAGAGCAGGGCGCTAGGGGATGGTATGACCCTACAACGCACACTGTGCATGTTTATCTGCCTAACTGTGCTGATGCCAACGAGGCGGAGAGAACGGTGCTGCATGAGAAGATAGGCCATGAGGGCATGGAGGTGCTGCTGGGTGGCGAAGATGAGGTGAGAAAATTCGCTAACTTCGTTTATCGTTCCGTAGGTAAGGATATTCGAGGCAAGATTATAGACTTTGCCAATAAATATGATCCGGACTGGAAGAACCCTGACCGCATGAATGTGGGAACGCAGGAGTATATCGCCCGACTGGCTGAGGAGGGTCCTAAGACTGCTGAGGACTTTTCTCTTTGGACCAAGATTAAGCATTATCTTATCAAGGTGCTTAAGAAGCTGGGTGTTCGTGTGCCGGGACTTCTCAATGACAAGGATTTGAGATACTACCTGATGAAGGCTGGCAAGGCTCTGCACGTTTGGGACGAAATGCCTCAGGAGAAGCAGGAAGCCATGATGAAGCAGGCTAGCAATGCTGAAATCAAGGATGCGCTATCTGATGGCGCTGGTAAGGGTAAACCACGCCAGAAGAAGGGCGAAAGCACAATTCAATACATGAAACGTGTACAGGAGTGGCGCAAGTGGAAGAATGCACGTGAGGATGAGAATGACCCAGAGCCTCCTATGTTCTACGACATCGACAAGGATGAGGAAGGCAAGAAGGAATGGGCACAGCTCAATAAGGACTGGCGTGAGCGACACCATCTTGCAAGCGAGGAGCCTATGGGGATGCCTATCCGTATGGAGGGCGAAGAGGATGGCGCCTACATGACTCGTATTCACGAATATGAGAAATGGAAGGATGCCATGAAGGACCAGGAAGACCCTATGCCTGATATGTTTGCCTTCGAAAAGAAGAAGCAGGAGGAGGTGAAACGCAAGTATGAGGACTGGTTGGCCAGACATGAGCTTCTGGAGCAGCAGCAAGCAGATTTGGACTTGTATGAGGGTAAGATTTATCCGACAGAGACCAATCCGAAGGCTGATGCACTGGAGCAGCAGGTGATGCAGGACTTGGCCGAGGTGACCAGTACGGACGTGAGCAAGGAAGGTGCAGCAAAGACCGTGAAGCATGCGGTTATCCATCGTAGAAAGAATATGGAGGAGGCCAGTGCAGACGATGCCATCTATATCAATGATGTGAAGAACAGAATCGAGAAGATGGCAGATAGCGGTGCTTTCGACAAGTTGCTTTCTGACTACAAGGGCAAGCCGAACCGGGCAGAAAAGCTGGCTGAGGCTATACCTTATATAATAGAGGCTCCTAGACGTTTGCGTGACCTGGCGAATGATTTGAATGCCACTGGTGCTTTTGACAAGGGACATATCCATATCCAGCCAACTGATGTAGAGGCTATCCAGCCTTTCGTGGCAGACTTGATTGCTCAGACTGGAAAGAGGCATACCGAACTGAAAGATGGCAAGGAGGTGGAGGTTTATGATGATCCGCAGGCTGTGAGTGAGGTGGCCAGCAAGATGGCACAGACCATCAATGCCAATCATCAGGGTGAGGAAGGTTTTGTACCTATTGATGGTTCAGATATTCTGAGCGAGCATGTATTGCCACTGGTGAAGCAGCAGATTGTGCCTGAGGGTATCGATTACAAGAATCTCTCGCCTGAAATGAAGGCTTCCATTGATTCTATCAGATACTGGTATAACTATACCTACGACTGGTTGAAGGATAATCACACCTTAAGAGAGGACACCGGATATAATGCCGACTATGTAAACCATATCTGGGATAAGGAGAAGAGTGACAAGCAGGCTTATGCGATGTATGTGGAGAACAGACAGCGCACAAAAAGCCCTAACGAGAAGCCGAGAACCATCAGTACCCTGATGGAGGGTATCAGCGTGGGACTTGTACCTAAGACTACCGACATCACGAAGATGATGGCTTACTACAGCAGAAGCAATATCGAGGCTTGGGTTAACAAAACCATGCTGCAGGAGTTGAGCGGATTGAACGTGATAGAGCGGAATGAGGACGGAGAAATCATTTCTTCTGACCCACTGCTTTCTTCTACGCCTCCTTTTAACCTGGAGCAATATAAGTACTTTGAGATTCCGGGTTTGGGTCCTGTATGGGTCTATAAAGGAAATGCAAAGGATTATACTATACCAAATATCATCACAGGTAAAAAAATCCTTCTTTATCGCCAGAAAAGTGCTGCTAAACGATTTGGTGTTGTATTTGAACAATATGAAAGTTCACCATTTTGGGAAACCGTTGACACTTTGGCTTCAAGTGCCAAGAAACTGGAGTTGGGTTTTAGTGGTTTCCATGCTGGCGCATTGACGGAGGTTTATATGGTACAGAATATGGTGGAGTTTGGTCCTAAGAAGGCCATGGCCAACTTTATGAAGTATATCTTTGTAGATACAGCCAAAAACCATGAACTACCTTGCTTTGCCAATCCTGAGGATTTTCAAGAGGCTGCTAGCCATCTGGTGAAGTTCGGAGCGACCAACGACTATGCAGCAGCGGATGTACAGAACATGTTTGACAACATGCGCGATGCGATGATAAAGGTGCAGAAGAAGTTGAAGGACGGAAATAAAATTTCCGGAACGGTGGCTTTGGCTACTATGCCATTGAAGGTGGCAACGCAGATGCTTTCGCTCATCAACAAGGGCATGGATAGAGCCTTGTGGGATTTCCTTCATGACGGACTGAAACTTGCTACCTATCGTATGAGGGCAGACAAGACCAAGGAGCGTGCCAAGGAGAAGGGATGGACTGAGGAGGAACTGAGCCGGGCTTTGGACGAGGACGGACAGTTTGTGAACGATATGTTTGGCGGTCAGCACTGGGATGTATTGGGAGCCAGCCATCGAACTTTGCGTTATGCCGGAAGAGTTCTTCTTTCACCAGACTGGAATGCTTCTACCACACGTCACTTCCTGGCATTAACCGGATATGGTTCTATATGGAATGAGGCCACCTTTGAAAACTTCAAACAGTATTACAAGAGGCTCAAACATAAGGAACTTATACCGGAGGATGAAGGCAGAAGAAGCAGACAGATTTCGGCTTTGCTCTGTTATGGTATCGGATTCATGGTATTTTATGAGGGTATTGCCAATGGCATCAATGCTGCTTTCCGTGCCTTGGACGAGGAGAAGGAGCGCAAAAAGGCTGAGGAGATCAGGAAGACCAACCCAAGCTATAAGAGTATGTATGAACTTGCTTATCCTGATGGTATGAAGTGGTATGACTATCTGATGCGTGGAAATAGCCTTGGTCAACAGAGCAAGATCTTTATGGGCAGATATGCGGACGGAACGGAAATGTATATCAGACATGGTAAGCAGTTCCGTGAGGTTCCTGAATACCTCTTCAACCATAAGGGTGAACTGGAGTTCCCTGGACCTATGGTACAGCGAATGATAGGTAAGGCTAACCCTATGGTGAGAATGACCTTGGATGACATAAACTATCTGAGCGATTTCCAAGCCAGCCATGCGGATCAGGAGATTCAGCGCAAGTATGGCAAGACCATCGGACTGCTTTATAAGGATGCTTTGTACTGGGCGCCTTTCCTGATTCCTAGTCAGGAGAATAAGGAGTTCAAGGCTGTGGATTTCTTCTTCCCATCATCGAAGGGATTCTCTCCATGGAAGGCTCAGAGCTACTTCAAGGACTTTATCCTTAGCGGTGACATGGAGGGCGTGGTGATGACTTATCAGAGCTGCCAACGCAACGGTATTGATGCTGAGGCTCAGATTAAGGCTGCCATCGGCAGTGTGAAGGCACTGGAGAGTGCAGAAATGAATGATGGCGTGACTTCGCTGCAGGTGGCTTGCAAGCGCTTTGATGCTGCCAAGAGTATCACGGAAAAGAAGAAGATGCGCCAGAAGATGAAGAAATTCCTCTCGCAGAGTGATTACAAGGCTTTCACCCAGAAGGAGGCTCTGGACATGGTGCAGGGTTATCTGAACGGTGATGAAGACTTGAAGGAAATGGAGAAGGCTGAAAGCAAGTACCTGATGAAGGCTAAGGCAGAGGACGTGACGGAGGACTGGAGAATACAGAACGTCTGGAACGGAACCATGGAGACTTATCAGGAGTATCAGCGCTTGAAGGATGTTGATAAGGCGAAGGCAAATGCCTTTAAGAACAGCAAGACCAACAAACGGCTGTTTGCGGCTAGAAAGGCTATCTCTGCTGCAAGAAGAAAGATGAATAAGGCTAAGAAGCAAATGGATGGTACAAACGATGCTGCCAAACTGGTAGAGATTCGGAATACCAGAAAGGAGCTGCTTGAAAAGCTGAACGGAATGGAGTAGCCTTCGGGCTACTTCACTTTAGGAAATGTTCTATATTTCTACAAACAGAAAAAGGGACTTGCTTCACAGCGAGTCCCTTTTTGATAGTCGTAAAATTCTAAATTCCAAATAAATTTTATTTTTAAAAAAAAGATTAAGATCGTATTTTGAAAATTGAAGATGTTGGAGCGATGTTATCCGAGAGAAGTACCAGATGCTTTATCTGGTTCATTTTTTGGTGTTGCCCAGCGTATGTAATCAGCCATGCTGTCATCCATGCGCTGCTGCTCACTCTTCGGATTCTCCTTCTTTTCCTTTCCCCAAAGGCGTCTGGCAATATCATCCAAACACCACTGCCAATCGTCTCGAAGAGTGATGACCTTGGAACTTGGCATGATGGTGACATCTGCCTTTGGTGGGTCAACATGCTTGGTGTTGCCATCCTTATCGGTCTCCTCCTTGGTACTGAGAGAGGCGAAAGGCACGTTATTGTCGTTAAGGAACTTCTCCACATCCTCCTTCTTGTTGTCGCAGAGAAGAATGCAGACGGAAACCTTATTTTTCTTCAAGGTGGTGAGGGCTTCTTTCGCCTTGCCTACCATGGAGAGGTTGCCTTTATCATCTTTAGTAATGACGCAAGCTTCATGTACATTGATTGATTTACCCATGATTTAAAACGTTTTAAATTGAAATGCGGAACAAAAATAAGGAGAAAATATGAGAAAGTAATGTTAAGTTGCGCAACTTATCACTAATAAGCGAGAAAAATGCGGTATTTTTGGCGAAAAATTAAGAATTATGGTTGACAATCATGTAATAAATGACATATCGAACTATGCAGAGCCGGGACCAGACTCACTTGAAGGAGTGAGCCGGGAGCGGTTTACGCAGAGCGAAAGCAATCTTCGGTTGCTGCAATGGGCTTGCCAATACTTCTATGATGGTGCAGAACTGAGAAAGAAGTGGAAGCGAGCGCAAGACTTCGTGATGGGAAGACAGTTGGAAGAGCTGATAGAATGGAACGGAAGAAAGATTACCATCCGGCAGTATATGGAACTGAAAGGTATGCCAATACTGGAATACGATGTAATCGGAGACAAACTTCTTTCGCTCGTTGGTCTTGTGCGCCAGCAGCGAAGTACTGCGACATGTAGTGCCGTGGATCCAAACGAGGAAGACTATATCAGTTTCTTCAATGAGTATCTTCGTCAGAACGACAACTTGAACGACAGGCAAGAGTTAGATGCAAGAATGTTTTACGCCTTCTGCTGCTTTGCCTTTATAGGCATGAAAACCTATTATGGCAGAAGGGATGGCAAGAATGGCATCTTTGACTATTCTGTAGACATCTTTAAGTTAGCTTTACCACCTTTCTTTAAGTATGACCTGAGCGATGTGGAATTTATTGCTGAGGCTCATGATTTGACTTGGCGAGAGATTATTGCTACCTTTACAAATGGAAGCAAGGAAGAGGCTAATAAACTCAGTGAGATCTATCTACAGACGCAGCACCATTTTGCGCCCGAACAGACTTATCACCCGACTGGTGAAGCCCAGTATGCCGGAATAGATGATTTCACCCATTCTTCAGTAGTAGGCAAGTACCGGGTATTGGAAATCTGGACAAAAGAAACCAGACCAGCCATTTGGGTTCATGACTGGGAGAGTGGAGATTGCGGCTATGCTTCTCCTGACCAGCGAGCCTTCTATGAGGAAAAGAAGCGCAAGATAGAGGAATCCAACATCATGAAAGATGAAAATGGCCTACCTGTGCTCGATGAGAATGGTGAGCCTATCTACTATGTGGACCCTTCTGAACTTAAGACCATCGAAATTAAGGATGAGGCTGAAACCTACTGGTTCAGAAGATATATCACACCGAATGGCTATCTGCTGGATGCCAGGGAATCACCATACTATGTGCTCAGGGACGGATTCAGAACCTCTATCCATCCATACACCTTCGTTGCCTATCCATGCTTGAATGGCGAGGTAAGAAGTTTTACGATGCGAGCCGAGAACAACCAGCGCACCTTGAACCATTATATGATGATGATCAACTTCATTGTAGCGAATGGTGCCAAGGGAACGATGCTTGTGGACGAGAACGCATTGAGCGAGAAACAGAGCATCGATGAAATGCAGGTGAACTATACCAAAACAGATAGTATTATCTTGTGGAACTCGAAGAATGGAGGTAAACCACCTCAGACACTGGTCAACAAGAGTATTCCGGCAGGTGTTGACTTCATGGTGAACTTTGCCAAGACGATGGCAAGCGAGGGAAGTGGTGTGCAGGGTGCTCTTCAAGGACAGCACCGGAATACCAGCGGTAAGCAATATCAGTTGGAAAGAGAATCATCATCTACCACCATACAGGACTTTGTTGAGAGTTTCAACAACTTTAAGGTACGTGTGGCCAAGAAGAAACTTTACCTGATACAGGAATTTTGTACCGATGCTGACAGCGTGAAACTGACAGGTGATGAATTTGAAATTCACTTCAATTCTGAGACCATGAGGGATATGGATTTAGATGTTTCTATCGATTTGGATGCATACAGTCCACTTATCAGAGCTGCCAACAACGATATGGCTTGGCAGATGATGGTGAGCGGCAAGATGGATCCATATACGATGCTTACGGTAGCTAACTTCCCTGGTACAGGAAGAATGAGGAAATACTTCAAGGAGCAATTGGAAAAATTAGAAGCTCTTCAGGCACAGCAAGCAGCCAATGGGCAGATGCCTTCTGACGGAGGACAGCAGACTGCAGCACCAGATACGCACCTGAAGGATTCCAGTGATGGAGCAAATGATTTGGCAGCTCTTCCTTCGGCAGCTATGTAGAAAAGAAGTTCTTAGGTAATTCATAATATTGAACGAAATGTTGTTCAGTTCTTAGATTAGATTATTTTATTTTTTAGGTTTATTAGTTTTTAAGGTTATTTAATTGTGAAGAGGAAGCCGTGATGGTCTCCTCTTCTTTTTGTTTAGTCAATACCATGTTTCTTCTTGTATATGCGTAGCTTAAACATCGGGGTAGAAACTCGGTACATGTAGTATTCTTGCCATTGTTTCAACTTCTTGGCTCTTACCTTGTTGTCGGCATCGCAGCCGATGGCTCCCCACTTGGAAGGAGTGTAGTAGTAGGAGGCAGCCTTGATGTCTTCTACGTTCTTGAAGTAGCGTGTTGCCTTCCACTTGCCCATCTGGACTAATCTTCGATATGCGAGCATATTCTTTCTGTTAGGATCGTAGGTCATGATCGCAAAATCTTTATGCGACTGGTCGTAGAGCATGTAGAAGCGAGGCGCACCACATTCTTTATACTTGGCAATGGTTGCCTTGACTCCTTTTTGCCACATGCGTGTGGCACGGAAGAGTTCGATACGAGTGACGATAGGCTGGTAGATGGCTATGAGCATCTTACGCAGCAGGTTTGAATAACTTTGTTTCATTTTTCTTTTTACTTTTAATTATTAACTTATATGGACAGGCGATAGAATCGCCTGAAACGGTGACTATACAGGGGACGTATCATGCTGCTGGATAGATAGAGGTTAGCTGCCACCACCTATTCCGGCCAAATCAGCTACTACTGGTGGGCGGTTGCGGAGGCGTTCACGTTCTATCTCTGCCTTTGAACGGAATGGAACGATTTCCGGTGCTGGCATATCCTTTTCTACGTAGAGGGCAATGGCTCGCGCCATGACACGGTCATCATGCTTTCCGGCTATGGCTCCATAGCAATCGTTCTGCTTGTAATAGAGGAAGTAGGTACATTCGTCTATTGCCGCAAGTTCTCGCTCCATATAGCCAGAATCACGGATGATGCGGGCCATGGTCTTCACTACTGCCACCTTGGTTGCCTTGTTGGTATTGAATCCCCATTTCATTTCGATATTCTTCACCTTCTTCAGTTTGGACTGGGAGGCACTATACAGGTTGTCGTAGAGTGGGAGGAGGATAGGGAAGAACAACTCTGACTGATTACCCTCAGTATTGTTCATGCGCGAGTAGGCGGTATTGTTCTCGATGACCAGATAAGCATCATTATAGAAATGGGCTATCTGGGCACAGCGCATAGCTAACTGATCGGCATCGCAGTGGCCATGCCATTCAGCTACGATTTCCGGTACACCACCATAGATTTCATCATAGCGGTCGAGGACTACAATATCTGAGAAGTCGGAGGTTTTATGAGAACCACCAATATCGCAGGCTACGATATACCGATGTCTGACAATCTCAGAGTTGTCTGGTCCAGCCCACACCTTCAATGGTCCGCCTGAACGCTCGATGAAGCGGATATTGTTCATGCAAGCATCATCGGCAGCATCATAAGAGTCACCTTCAATGTCACCCACCATGATAGGCTCGATACCCTTGCAGTCCTCTTCCATTTCCTTCAACTTGTATGGGTCGAAGACTGTAGTACCTGAGAATAGGAAGGCCTCTACATCATCAGAAGGGAACTCCTGACGCATATCGTCAAGAGTCTCATACTCCTTGGACTTCTCAATATACCAATGGATGCCCTCTAAAGATGCGCCTTTACATTCGTAGAGCCACCAATAGTACTTACCATGACCTTGCTCGTCATTGCGATTTTTCCACAGCCAGATGGCGAAATCGGCACGTTCATCCTCGGAAGCAAATGGCAATATATATTTTTCAATTTCGAACCATGCCACGAAGACAGGAGTAAATGCTGACAGAGGTTTTCCGTCTTTGTCTACTGAGTTTGCGGCTACCCAGGCATCGTGGAACTCGTTTTCTCGTCCGTTAGGCGTTGACTCTCTGACGATGAATGTTAAAGGATCTGGCTGAATAGATGATGACGCAGCCTTGATCACCTTTGCCGGGGTCCACTCTGTAGTATTCGGGAAGAAGGCTTCCTCGGTGATATGTGCGAGGGCTGCATCACCGGAACGACAGGACTCTGGGTTACGAGCCGAACCTGTCTGAATCTTGCAGGAACGAGGGATGAGGTACTTGATGTTCTGAATTGTGCCAGAAGTCTTCAACTTGCGAGTATCAGGCTTGAATGGTTGACCGATGTCGTAGAAGAGCCATGTAGGAATGGCATTAATTAGCTTCTCGTACATATCGAATACCTGTGTGGCAGATGAAGATTGGTGTCCAACGATATTACTATTCCAGTTTGTCTTCCAGAAGATCTGTAACCATGCCATGTAGATGTCGGTGAGGGTAGAACCACCCCATTGGCGGCACTTCAAGAGAATGACACGGATATAGTGGTACTGACTGTGTAGGCGTAACTGTTCGAAGACCTTTGCTAGTTTGATCTGGGCATTGCGAAGAAGAAAAGGTATATCCTCACCACCATCCTTATTCTTGATTCGGGCGTAAGCGTAGGCGAAGAAATAGAAATCATGCTTACAGCGGAGACGGATGAGATAACGGAAGACAGCATCGCGTGCCTTCTCTTGGTCGAGGTCGGGCATGTACTTCTCGCAGAAGGCAGAGATAGAACCGCACTTGATGATGGCGCAAAACTTCTTTTCCTTCAACATTTCTACCGGGAGCCAGAGTTTCTTTCCATTCAGAAAATCAGTGATGACGCATTCGAATCGAAGTCCAGGGGCATTCTCTCCAGTAATGGGACGATAACTAGCGAGGAGACTTTTGAGTCTTCTCTTATCTTCTTCAAGAATCTCTTTGAGCTTCTTATCAGAAATCTGCTGCTGAGGTCGAACCTTTAAGGAGGATTTTGCTACTGGCATTCGTTATATATAATAATGTTAAGTGTGGAATGTCAAATGTTAAGTGTGTTGGCATGTCGGACAAATCTCTCTGCCTTAGCATAAATGAAACCTAAACAGAATAGGACTATGTGGAAGATACCAGCTATGTAAGGAAGAAGGAAACCTATAGCCATACCGAGCATCATCTGCCAGAAGTAGATGCGGTGATACCGATAATACCATTGCGCAGAGAATCCCATGAAGAAAGAAATCAATACGGATGCACCCAATACAGGTAATGCCGGATAGTATATAAACGACAACAACACGGAGCAGAGCCAGGCAGCCAGTAGGCGATGGAAGCGGAACTGCTGATGAACCATCAATATGCACCAGCCGTTGATACCCCAGTGTATAAAGTTGGCATGACCGAACATATAGGCGAAATGGGTGTATAATGGCGATGATGGAGACACAGCCAGCGAGGCATGAAGCGGAATGATGAAAGCCATCAGGAGGATGATGAGAAGTGTAATATATAATGTACGCATAATGGAAGTGATTTATCGAGTTATGAATGATGTTTTCTTATTGCGGAAATAATTGTTTATTTTCATCTGTATGTAGCGTGGAGCCATACCCAAATTGGGCGCAGGAAGATTCAGGCATTCATACACAAGATTTTTGGTATTGTATTCCTTGTATTGATCCATTTGCCGGAGACGCAAGAAATCCTGATAGAAATCTTCAAAGAGTTTTTCTTTCATGGCTTGGTATTTGCCGAATTTAGGTTTATCCCCCTTGATGCGTTTACATACATACCGATAGGCTGTGCTATCGGCAAGATAATAGCAAGAGGCAGGCATCTTGGCGATGTAATCGCATATCTTAGCCATGGTGGTAGGATATTCTACCATCCTCTTGGCCTTACGAAAGAGCAGATACATTTCTTGATCTCTTTTAAGGTAAATTTCGGATATGGAATTTAGATGTTTCATACCAACAAAATTAATTCATCAAGATGCAGAACTTATCACAAAGTAATGCGAAATTTTCCTTAATTTAGCACACAAATATTAAAAATGAATATTTATGGCAAAAGAAACTATTGATAATCAGAAAGTTAAGTCAAAGCGAGATTCTTTCAGAGAGCGTCTTGCTCAGCGTTATCCGGACTTGAATATGGACGATGATGAGGCTGTTTATGGTCAACTTTCGACCGATTACGACCAGTATGACCAGAATAAGCAGAAAATGGATGACTTCAACAAAATGTTGCAGGACAACCCGCATGCTCCAAGTCTGGTGACAGGTCTTGTGACCAAGAAAAATGCCGATGGCAGCGACTTCAATTTTATCGATTTCATGATTGATGAAATGGGGCAGGACTATATTGATGCCATCAATGGTGACGAGAAGGCTAAGGCTCGTTTGAAGGCTAGTGAAAAAGAAAAACTTGAAGCCAGCGAGAAACTAGCAAAGGACAATGAGCAACTTGCTGCCAATATGGAGCAGGAAGATGCCGAACTTGACGCTGCTATTAAAGAAGCGAAATTGAAGCCTGAGGCGATTACCGATTTGATAGAATGGATTTACAAGCGTAGCGATGATGGCGAGGATCACGATGATGATGGTTTTGTATGGCGTGCAGCTCGTTATGATCTGAAGAAAGAAGACTTCTTGCGCCTCTTCCAGATAAAGGACTTCGACAAAGCTGTGGCTGATGCCGAGGAGCGAGGCTACAAGCGTGGTAAGAACGAGAAGATTGACCAGCAGAAACAACTGCATGATGGCAAGCAGGGCGGCAAGAAGAACATCAACATCGATGGAGGCGGTGGTGCACCTTCACTACCAAAGGAAAAGAGCCGTACAGAACAGGTGTACACCAAGATGATTGGAATGTAGAATTAGAAATTTATAATTAATAATTTTAAATGTATAGATTATGAAACAGTTTAAGAAATGGTTTGGTTTCATGATGGCGATGCTCGTCATGATCCTTAGTGGTGGAAGCTCTTATGCGATGGCAGAAAATCCTCCTGCTGTTCCAACTGGTGAAGGTGGTGGTGGCCCGACTGGTCCTTTGAATGGTCCCGGTGTAGGTGGCTCTGGTCCTCAGTGGCAGGGTGGTAGTCAGGAGGCACAGGAAAATTTGGGCAACTGGGACTACTATGTTGCTCATGTTAACCCAACAGTCGTAGAGATGAAGTTGGAGAGCTGTCCTATTGATCAGATTTTACGTGCATCCAAGAAGATGACTCCTATCGACTCTGTTCGGGTAGAATACTATTCTATCGGTCAGAAGCCTATCATGTCAAAACTTACTACTCAGGTTAATAAGCAGACCAATGGTAACTCTGTAACCTTCGTGGTAGAAAATCCGTCAGCTTTCGATAATGGTGATGTTATTATGGTAGATGGCATCTATGGCTATGATGAGACAGGTACGAATAAGAGTACTTTGATTCCTCTTCAGTTCCGTGTAATCAGCCATGATAATGACAATAACCCTATTGCCTACGCTCTGAATGGAAAGAAAAACCCTTCGCGCGGCAACCGTGATTTTGAAGACAATATTCCGGTAGGTACAACTCTGATGCGCCTCGGAAGAGCCGCAGGCGAGAAAGAGGTTGAAACTGGTAGTTATTACTCTATGCCAGATAAGAGCTTCCAGTATTGCCAGCGATTTATCATGCAGGTTGAGGAGTCTCTTATTAACCGCATGAGTAAGACTCAGGTAAAATGGGACTTCACACGACAGGAAAAAATGGCTATGGACGATATGCGTTATGGCCAGGAGCGAAGTGGTCTGTTCGGTGTAAAGAGCATGTCGAATGGTGGCGAGAAAGTTGGTTTGACCTATACCATGGGCGGTATTTACTGGGAAGCAGGCAAGGACTTGCAGATTGGCCATTGGGCTGTCAAGAAAGATGAGAATGGTGAAATTGTAAAGGCAAAGGTAAAAGTACCTAAGCCAGGTGGTTCCGATGGCGAAACTGTGGAGCAGCAAAAAACAGTATATGAGTATGTGATCAGCGAGAAGGAACTTTCTGCATTTATCGCGGCTGTATTGAAGGGTGCTGGTAACTCCAGCCGTACGAAACTTCTCTTCGTTGACAACTTGATCTATCAGGCATTTGCTAACCTTCGCTCTAACAAGCGTATCATTACCCAGACAGAAAAGGACTATCAGGGTTGGAAACTTGACTTCGAGAAGTTTGAGAGTATGGGTACTAAGATTCTGATTTATCGCCACGATGCTTTTAACTCCTGGGGTATGGATGGTAGAGCGTTCTTGCTGGATGCTCGTTATCTTGACAAATACGTATTTGGTGTGTGGAGTAGAAATGAGTTTAACGCTAAGGATCTCTTGATTCGTAACACTGCAGGTGTTGTGATGGAGGAGTATAGCTGCTGGGTACTGACCTTCCCTGATGCTCATGCGCGTGTAGCCCGACCAGTCTTCACTGGTGATGGCGTGACCGATGAGCAGATTTTGGAGGCAGCGTAATCATCGTATAGGAAACTGATAGTTTTCTACATATATCAATCTAGGGGATAGTTGAGGCTAATGCAGTCTCACTATCCCTTCTCACCATAAACACAAATAGATATGTATAGATTTGTAGCTAAGAGCATGCTCATTTTTGTGGTGACACTTCCGAGCGGACTGATCAAGAACATTGAGTTTGAGCGGTGTGGCAACGATGCCTATTCGTACATTACGGATAACAAGCAGGTGGCAGAATGCATCAGGAGACATCCTCTTACGAAGGCAGGCCGTATCATTGATGAGAGCCAGCCGGAAGAGATTCAGCAACAAAAAGAAGAGCAGGTGAAGGACGAGAATGCCCTTCATTTCGAGAACATCACCAAGGCCAAGAACTATCTCCAGAAGACGTATAAGGTAGATGTAAGGAAACTGAAATCACCTGAGAGTGTGAAGGAGAAGGCTAAAGAGTTGGGTGTGGTGATTGAGTTTTAGTTTATAATTTTTAGTTAATAGGTTTCTTGCTTATGGAAGTTCTTATAAGTGACCTTGTGAAGGAAATGCGCATAGCTATGGACGAAGTGATCCATGATGAGGTGAATGACATCATTACGGATGATTCGGACACGGAAATGAAGCAAGCCATTGAAACGGCAGCACAACAGATTCTGCTGCAAGCACCAGCGCAAATGATTCTCCCCAAAAGGGTGGAAGTTTCGCTGAATGAAAGTGGCAATCAAGATTATGATGCCATCCAAACACAGTTTACAGATGGTCATGGATGCCTGACAATTCCTGACGATTGGCTGAGACTTGTAGAGTTGAGGCTACGAAGTTGGCAAAGCACGCTGACGATGCTGATGGAACCAGGCAGCAAGGAGGCTCAGATGCAAGCCTCCCGGTGGACCAGGGGAACACCGCAAAAACCAAAGGGCATGATTACCACATCGCCAACTACAGGCAAGCGAGTGCTGATGTACTGGACTGCCGGAAGGTATGATGCCAACCATGCACCTGTTGGAGCTGTATATGATCATGAGGTTGAACTGTTCACGTATATCCCTTATCAAAAGTTAGAGGATGTGTTTTCTACTGATACTGGGCATGAAAACGAAGTGACCGACCAGAAGATCATCCTTTCCCTGACAGATGAATGCAAGAAATATCTTATCTATCGTGCCGTTTCAATCTTCCTTGTAAGTAAGAAGGAAAACGAACTGGCCGAAAAGTATAACCAATTATCTCAAATATAAAATCTTATGGCTAACGATATAGACAAAACAAGTCCTCACTACAAGGGTGATTTTGGCAGCATCTATGAGGTGAACCGAAAGTTCCCTACTGGTGGTGTTTCCGGTGACTTTGTGGTGATAGACGGTTGGGCTCATTACTGGAATGCAGACAGAGGAACTTGGTGTGTAAATGCCAAGAGGGATAGCTATTGGGACGAGTTGATAACAAATATCATAGAAAAGTTTAAACTCGTAAGATGTGCTACGTATATGGGCGTGGCTAGTCTTGACACTGTGCCTACAAAAGTTATTGATGCCAAAATGTATTATTTTGCGACCGCCGCTGGTACGTATAAAAACTTTGATAATCTCGTAGTTCCTCAGGGCATCAATGTACTCTATTCTGAGAATGGCAGCAGCTGGGTAAACACAACCTTGCTGGAAGTGGCTCAGGAGTTGGGCGTGAGCACCAATAAGGTTGTAAGCCAGAAGACCATGAATGATGCATTGGCTAAGAAGTTCGACAAGGAGAGTGTTGTCCAGGAATCAGGAGAAGCTGAGGATAAGGTGATGAGTCAGAAGGCTGTTAGTGACAAACTCCGCGACTTATCATCCACTATCAACGAAATCAAGGAGAAAGCTAACACCGCCTCTACTGGTGCAAGCAATGCGTTAAAAAAGGCAGAGGCGGCAAACAAAACGGCAGAGGCAAACAAACAGGCTTTGACTACCGCTACGTCCGATATTTCTACATTGAAGAAAAAAGTAGATGACATCCCTGCTACTATCACGAAGTTCGTGAATATGACGGAAGCAGCTTACGAGGCCTTGGAAACAAAGGACCCCGACACCTACTATATGCTTACGGAGGAATAGTCTATGATCAAGTTAGGAAATAAAGAAATCTCTGCTATCAGGTTAGGAAGTAATGTGATTTCGGCAGTGTATAAGGGAAGTGTCCTTATTTGGCAAGCTATCAGAAGTTGTTTCGGCAGCGGATGGTGGGTAAATGAGAAACCTTGGATTGATGATGAAACTTGGAAAAATTAATAAAATATGGCAACAGAAAAAATAGATAAGGAAATACCTGACATCAATACCGATTGGGGAGGTTACTTGGGTAAATGGGTACAGAAGCTCATCAAGGACAACTTGATTTCCCTAAAAGATGGGAAGTTCGGTTATATTGACCAAGAGGTAGTGCCGGAGGGAAATAATTCGCACATCTATTGGAGGTTCTTTTCCGACGAGAATAGTTATCGTGAGTGGTATAATGACAAGGATAAGTATGCCGATAACGTCAAACAGTCGTATGACTTTGTTACCGCAAAGGCTGAACTCCAGTATATCCTGCGAACATCTATGGTAAAGAGACCTAATGATGTCATCGTAAAGGGAACAGAGTGTGTCGCAACCATCAATTACAATAGTTACTACGGAGAGCCTTCCGAAAAGGATGAGACAAGCGGAACTCTTGTGGTATCAGTAAATGGCGTTGATATTCCGGAACTGAAACAGACACTTGAAGCTTCTGGTACGGCAACTGGTAACAATTATAATGTTGATCTGACCAACTATCTTGTGTCAGAGACGAATACGGTAAAGATTACTGTGGCGAATACGCATGGCCAAAGCAGAACTTTCTCTTTCAGTATCAGAACGGTATCTATCAACCTCTCTTTTGATGCGAGTTATGTAGAAACTGCCGTAAGGGATGGAAAGTGGTCTTTGCGTGTGAATTGTCAGGGTGCGAATGCCACCGTCTATTGTAAGGTAAGCAATGGTAATGGCAGTGAAACCATGACTAAGACCATCAACAACTCGTCGGGTGAGTTTGTTATTGATTCAAAAGGTACTTATCTTGCGGGTAAGCATGAAATTGAAGTATGGGCAGTCAATTCAGAGTATGGCATCACAACAGACAAGATACGAACTTCCTATATCAAGAAGGGCAATACTCCTGCCATCGCTATAGGAAAAGACGCTCCTGTATCTGCTACCCAGTATTCCACTATTCAAGTACCTTATTATTTCTACCTTCCTGACAATGAGATTGGCTCACAGGTTGCAATCGAAATCAAGGTATTGTATAATAACAATACAGAGGAACTTGTTCTGACGGACCAGTTATGTACCGTAGATGATAACCATACATCAGGTGAGACACCTTTAAAGGCTACTGTACCGCTGGATTTAAATGATTATGCTCCAAAGATTAGCGTAGTCATATCCGTCGGTGAGGTAACTGCAACCCATGATGTAACAATCAAGGGTGCAGGAGTTACCTTGCAGCCGGTCAGCGAATGCAAGGTATATTACTCGATGAAGGGTAAGACTAACTCCGATAAGGGTATTGAGAACTTGGAGAGTTATTATGAAGGAGTAAGAACTTCCTATCTGGAGCGTTCTGCCAACTTTAAGTTGAATGCCTATAACGGATTCCTTGATGGAAAAGGTATGACCATCGGCGCTGGAAAGCATGTCACACTGAAAGACTGGCAACCATTTGCAGAGAACTTCGGTGTAAGTGGAAACAGGAAGGGAAGAGCCATTGAGATTGAGTTCGAGACAGGTATCTGTTCTGATGAGAATGCAGTTATCGTAGATTGCATGGATGAGACAACTGGTTTCCGCATATACGCTAACAGAATCGAGGTAAAATGTTCTACGGATAGTGTAATGACTTACTATCCTGAGACCAAGCGAATGAAATTCTCTTTGTCTATTGATGGAACTACTACTCATACGGTCAACAATCTTGGTGGTGGTGATGCAACAGAGAAGGACGTGAACTTGGCTTATCTGTGTCTGAATGGTGTATGCGTAAGAATGTTCGATTATTCTAACGCTAACTGGAAGCAGGGAACTCCAAAGGATATAGTCATAGGTTCGGATATGGCACAGGTCATCCTCTATTCTATAAGAGGATATGAGAAATCCATCAACCCTTATCAAGCCTTGGATAATTTTGCTTACGACACACCAGATGTTAATGATGTGTATGATAGCAACGGAATCTTTGATCATTACGGAAAGATTAACCTCGCCAAGCGCAACGATATTCTCAACAGCAGTGGCAATATTCATAACCCTGATGAGATTATATCCTATGAGAAGGTGAAAAAGGCGTTACCTCAATCCCCTATCATCGTATGGAATATCGACAACTTGCCTTACAACAAGAACAATGATGATGTTCCTATCAATGGTACGACCTTTGAAAATCCACTCTGGAATAAGGCTACTGATGGATGGGCGCAAGCTCCTTTCACCGTAGGCGCACACATGTTCAATGCCGATGGTACATCGTCTAATGGTTACCCTCTGCCATACAAGAATTTTGCCGAGATTTTTGAAACTGGCAATGGCGATTCTGTAAATATTGTTGTAGGATTGGTTGGTGAGACAGAGAACCATACTCTTTACTCCATTACTATTGGTGTAGAGACTGGTGAGAAGGAAATGGTTCACAAGGTAAACTTTGCTTCATCTGAAGGTATCTTCAATATTCATGCCATGAATATGTACCAGCAGATACTTCTTGCTTGTGCTAAAGGTAATGAATCGCTCTATACTGCCTATCAGAAAGAACAGGCAGATTTAGGTAAGGCTGTAACATACAGGAAGTCACTTAGTGGATTCCCTGAGATAGGATTCCGAAGAACCTCAACAAGTGGAACTGCTGCGCCTACCTTCCTCAGCATATATAATTTCATCAATAACAAATATTCTGCGTCTTTCCTTGGCTTCCCTGCAAAGGACTACATGAAGGCTCAGATATGGGAGATAGATGAGAATGTCAATATGTTCAATCAGGAGGCTGGAGACTATAGCGTTGATGGTGATTCATTGCAGAGTAGTGTGCTGACTGGTATTCCACTTTACTATGCGAGAGTACCAAAGAAGTCACCTGTCAATAAATCAAATAAACTGGGTGTAGCAAAGAAAACTACGGACAACATAGATGCTGCCAACCAGGAGCTTGCGGTAATCAAGCGTTTCCATAACTGGGTAGTTTCCACGAATGTACTCCTTGCTGAGAGATACAAGCGTGAGAATGGTGATTATGCAACACTTGAAACTCCAGTAGTCTATAATGGAACTACCTATAAGAAGGATAATCCTGCATACAGACGTGCAAAGTTTACAATGGAGACAAGTACATACCTGAGACTTGATAGTGCGATATTCTATTTCAACTTCTGTCAGTGGATTATCGGTATGGATTCCATGGACAAAAACATGAGTTTAGCATTTGATTCAATAACTTGGAATGAAGAATAATTATGGCAAAGACGGTAAAAGAAGCTAAGGCTGATATATTTCTGAGGGACACGGACAGCCAGTCCCTTTTCAATAACTCTGGTGTGTTATCGTTCAAATACTACCATGAGTGGAATGACTGTTACAATCAGGTAACAGGTGAGACTGCACAGATTGCTGGCGAGGTCTATGATGAAACAACGAACTCATACAAGCCTAATTGTCCGGAAGGTTTCTCTCCTGTATTTAATGGTAGACTGTCTGCCTTGTGGGATAATATTGTAAATTGTTTCCCTAACGAGGTGGAAGCGATGTATGCCAAGATGAGAGGAAATGGTCTTACTTATCAAGACATGCTCACAAAGTATAAGGATTTTTGGAAGTATTGGTGTGAGAATCTGTATAACGCAGATGCCTTCGGTTATGCTAACACCAACAACTTTACAAAGGCTTATGGCGATAAGGTGCAAGTGATGGACTACTTCTACGGCAAGCGTCAGAGATACCTTGACAGTAAGTATCATTGTGGCTCGTCTGTTGGCAATAACCTACGCTTGCGTTTATATGAAGTTGGTAGGGGCTTTGCCATCAAGCACTACCAAGCCATATATTGTACCCTACAGTGGGGTGTAGGCAACTTTGATGATCATCGTAATATCAAACCAGGCTCTTATTCTTATATGCCATTCAAGTTCTCTAACCCACAGGATGCAACCTTCGATATTGATGATGCAGACCTTATCACAGAGTTATCAACCTATGCCAAGGGGAGCAATGGAAATTACACCATCTATGGCTTAGAAGGTCTTGGTGACTTTAAGTTCGACCTCAATATGGGCTTATTAAAAAGGCTCACAAAGTTTGTCATGAACTATACCGCATCCAAGCCAAACACAAGGGAGACAGGAACGAGTTTTGACCTCAGTAACATGGGTATGCTGAGACAGGTGATTGTCAGGAACGTGAAGAACCTGAAAAAGAGTATCGTCTTATCCTCTGACCTCTTGGAGGAGATTGACTTTACCAATACTCCTATTACAGGTGTAACGACACCTCCTACCGATATGCTTACAAAGTTAGTTCTTCCTGATACTATCAAGGAACTCAACCTTGTTGGATATACAAACCTGCAAGTCAGTGGGCTTCAAGTGGCGGGTTATTCAAACATTGAGACTTTGCACATTGAGGATTGTCCAAACTTGGATAGTTATGAGATTGCCAAGGCTTGCTATGAGGCTGGTGCAAAACTTAGCAATACAACATTTAAAGGAATAAATTGGGAAAATGCTAACGTTGACCTTTTGTTAGTATTAGCAAAAAATGACGCTATCATTCGCGGAAAAATAACACTTGATGCAGTTTCCGCAAAATCTGTATTAGCTTTGAAAGATGCTTTTGGTGACATAGATTCTGAAAATAACTCCTTGTATATATCCTATACTAAGTTTCCTATCCAAAAAGTTACAATTTTAGGAGAAACTGACTATATCACAGAAATAGGCAAATATGTATATGATTTTAATGTCATTCCTATTACAGGAAACAATATTAGTAGTATTTCATGGTCTATAAATGAGAATGAGTTTGCTACCATAGGAGAGAAATCTGGTATCTTGTCAGTCAAGAAACTTGGTACAGAGGACAACAATGATAAGGTTACAATAACTATATCTGTAAGTTTGATAGATGGAAAAGTATTGACGGCAAGTAAAGAAATACCTCTTTACGAACCAGCAGCCCAACTTGGTGATATTGTTTTTTCAGATGGTACTTATAGAACAAAACTAAAAGACAATGTAACCCCTATAGGAGTATGTATTTATATAGACCCAACCAATAAAAAACGTCGCTTAATGATGGCACTTAATAATATTGGTCAGAACTGTTGGGGACTATATCAACCAGACTTTACAGGATTAAGTTTGAAAGATTCCACTATCCCTATATTTAATATAAAAGATATAATCGAGGTGGGCATTTTAAAAAATGCAACTTTCAGTGATATGTATGATGATACCACAGGTACATTTTATACATATAATAGTAATTTTAATTTAGGAAACCTTGGTTTCAGACTTATTTCTGCAACTGCCTATAATTCTCTGAAAGATTATCTGGAAGATATTGGCATCAAGAGTAATTCGTATATTGACATAGGACAACAGGAGACCTTGTATATTATACAACACCGAGATACAATACTTAGTGACAGTAATATTGCTAAGGAGATACCAACCAAGAGTAGCACATGGTCAGAAAAAGAGAGGTTGGAATATCTGATAAATAACATTATCTTAACTGAAGGTGATGCTAAATATGCACAATATTATTATCCTATTGCCTCGTATGCCTATGCTTATGAACCAAATGTGCAAAATTTAAATGACAAATTCAAGGCACATCATTGGTTCTTGCCTTCATCAGGTTTACTTGCTCGTATTAGCTACTATCATCAAAGAGGCTATGAAAATGGTTTTGATGCCATATTTTCAAATGCCGTAAGATTAGGAGTATTGAAAAATACAAATCTCAATTTCTTCTATGCGTCTTCATCAGAACGTATCGATGATAAATATTACTGTGGCTATAATTTGTCTTCTGGATATTCTGGTATTGGTTATGAACAAAGATACGTCAGAAAGGATTTTAGTAACGTATATATATTACCAGTTTGTGCATTCTAAAATTTATGAAATATGAAAAATGAAACTGATATAATTGTAAAGAATCATCTTGGGAGACCAGAGATGACAATCAAGGTAGGTATGGGTAGTGAGGACTTCATTGCCCTTCCTACCGCAGTGTGGAACTATGGTGCAATAGTCTCAGCCCTCATCAGATATAAGTACTCAGAAAGTGAGGTAGAGGCAATAGTCAGCAACTCTCTTATGCTTATGCTTATGCAGAATCCTTCAAGCGTAAGTGAGGAGGAATCCAATGAGAAGATGAATGAGTTCAATGAATTTCAAGAGTACAGAGAGAAGTGCAAGGCAAGAGCCAAAGAACTTCTCGCCATTGGAGAAGAGATGGGGATAAAGGAAATATAGTTCTGTGTATTGTATGATGAGAAATATATTAAAAGTAAACAAGCGAGACTGGATAGGTCTTGCTTGTTGGCTGCTTATCAGCATATTGATAGGTCTGCTTGCTTTGCCAGTAATGGTAGGTAGAGAGATCAGTACAAGCACTATCACTTGGCAAAGTTTGAGTGGGAAGATATTGTGAGGTATTCCGTAGTGATTGTACTCGGTAGTATTATTAATTACTTAATTTTAGATTCATTATTATGAGACAGATAAAAAGAATTTTCGTTCATTGTACCGCTTCTTCTCAGAAGTGGGGAGTTAAGGAACTTCTTGCTGAATTTAAGGCAAAGGGTTGGAGAAATCCAGGCTATCACAAGGTGGTAACGGAAGATGGTGTTATACATCAGTTGTTAGACATCAGCAAGGTCAGTAACGGCGTGCAGGGCTACAACTCTACTGCTATCAATATTGCATACGTAGGTGGCATTGATAGCAAAGGTAAGCATATCGACAACAGAACTGAGGCTCAGAAGGTAGCCCTGAGAAACCTCTTGAAAGAGTTGCGCACGCAATTCCCGCAGGCGATAATAATGGGACATCGTGATATTTGGGGGAGTGATACAAGAAAATGGAAGAAATGGTGTCCTTGTTTCGATGCAAAATCGGAATATAAGGATATAGAATAATGATATACGAATAATTTGCTTACAGATTGTTACTTTTAGCAATGTTTAACTTTGAAATTTTACTCAAAATGAATTGATTTGAGCAAAAAATTGTAATTTTGTCAAGAACGTCAATTAACTATAGACAAAAGGAGGTATTTCAATGACAGAAGAACAAAAAGACGAAGTCCATCGGTTAGTTCAATCAGTCGGTGTTGTACAGTTGTCAAGAGTAATGTTTAAGGACATGGACGTTAGCGAAATTATAAACGTCATTATCCTTGCAGGTAGAGGCTACAGCATAAAGCTACTCACTTGGTTTAAGTATTATTGTGAAGTGATGCCTCTGTTTATCATGCTTTTTCATATTGCATGCATGGTAACATTTGCGTCTCATGAAAAAGAAATGTGCGTATGGTTTAAGGAGAATTGGGTATCGGCAGCATTTATCTATTTTTCCGTTTACATCCATCCGCTTGTACTTATAATTGCGAGCAGATTCTTTTGGCTCTGCTACAGATGGCGTATTCCGATGATAATCTACCTATTTGGGATAAATGCTATTCATATCGTATACTGGAATGTTTTTACCACCAACGAAATGGTGGAAGCTAATGTTGTAATACTTGTAATGACCATTATATTTTATGTATATGGTTTTGCCGATAAGTATTTCTCAGGCAAGGGCTGTCAAAGTTTAATCTCTAGATTATAATGATATGGGAAAGTTATTTGGTTATCACACCTTGGGAGTGTTATTAAAATCGTTATCGGATTCTTGTTTTCGAGCAGACGAGCAAGAGAAGAGAGGGGAGAAGGTAACTGCTTGCGGAATGAGTAGCGATGAGATAGATGACCTTTGTGAGAACTATCTGCCGTATGCTCTCAACCCAATGATGACTGCTGGGCAGGTAAAGAAGGAGGCTCATATCAGCGAATCTACTCTAAGAAGGGCCATTGCAGATGGGGAGCTGGAGAGTGTAGGGAACGCTGGGGACCATTCTCATTTCTTTAAGAAATGGGATGTTAGGGAGTTTATCAAGAAAAGACTGAAACGAAACAAGTAGAAAAGGAGAGAGGCGAGAGATTGCTTCTCTCTTTTTTATGCTCTAAAACATACAATTTTTTCCTTAAATTATATACAATTATATACAATATTTTTGCGAAAATATATATACGATGGTTTTGATATGGGTCTATGTCATGTTAAAGCGTTGATAATCAGTTGATAAAAGAAAGTGTGATAGAGTTATTAAAGAATTTGCCAGTTCCTCGTATCTTTGCACACGTAATCGGTTACATGTGTGAATAAACAAAATGTACAACTTTTATTTCTTTAGGAATTATGGCAGAAGAAGTAATTAAGACTACCTCTTGTTGCAACGATGCAATGATGGGTGGTTTGCTTGGAGCGATGGCAAATCGTGACAGCAATCCTTTGGCAATGGCGGCTATGATGCGAGACCGTGACGATGCCGACATGTGGAACAATCCATTTGCCTACATGATGATGATGGGCGTGATGAAGTGGATGTATGGCGACAACTGGAACAACCGTGACAATGGCGCAGATGTGCAGCGTGCGGAGATTCAGAGTCAAATCGAGAGCTTGCGCAACCAGATGGCAGACAACCAGAATAGTAACTTGCTGATGGGTGCCATTCAGGGTAACGGCAACGACCTTAAGATGTTGGCAAGCAATCTGAACTGTGACTTCAACGCCTTGCAGAACTCTATCTGTGGCATCCAGGCAGGCATCCAGCAGCTTAGCGGTCAGGTAGGATACTCGGCAGAGCGAGTAATCAACGCTATTTCGCAGGGTAACTTGCAGATGACAATTGCGCTTAAGGATTGCTGCTGCCAGACGCAGCAGAACATTATCCGTATGGGTTATGAGAACCAGATGGGCCAGAAGGACATCATTAACCAGATGCAGCAGGGCTTTAGCTATACCAACACTGGTATAGAAAGAACTGCTTCGAACCTTGGTTTCCAGATGCAGCAAGACAAGTGTGACATCATCCGTGCAGGTGAGAACAACACCCAGCGCATCATCGACACCTTGACAGGGCATTGGAGCCAGGAGCAAGCTAACGAGATTCAGGACTTGAAGTTTAAGAACTCTCAGTTGCAGCAGAACATCTACTTAGCCAATCTGATGAATGGCGGTTGCGGATGTGGCGCAGGTGTAGCAGGTGGCTATCAGTAAAAAAGTAAAGAATGAAACAGAAGCGTAGTGGTATGAACAAGATTTCTCCAGTGGGTTTGGCTACTACAGCATTGGTAGCCAACCAAGTTTCAGTCTTAGCTACTTACAATGAGAAGCTTTGCAGACCTTATTGCGTGAATGGCAGCGTGCAGCCACAGACAAGCATAACCTACAGTTATGAGCAGCCTATCCTGAATGGCACAACTGTGTTTGTACCTATCGTGGCGACCATCTCCATCATTTCGCCTGTAATAGGCAACAGAAACGTGATGAGAGCGCAGCCTTTGATTTACACGGAAAGATGGGTAGCATCATTCCAAGGGCAGACAGCATTGCCAACGGCTGTAACTATCGCCAGTGTTGGCAGAACGCAAAAGGCTAACGATGTGGTATGCGGAAAGGCTAGAGGCCTGAGCATATTTGACAGTCTAACCGTAGCATTGACTACTGCTTAGTATCATTATAGGGGGAAATGGTGGATGGTGTGTAAGCCATCGTTTCCCTCGCATTATCCATTTAAAAAGATACGATTATGATATTTAAAGATTTAAAGGCAGGTTTCCCAGTCTTTTTGTTTGACCGGGCGACTAGAAAATTCAAGCAGGGTAAAGTGATGAATGCTCCAAGCCCTGATATTAGTGGCAGCAAACCCAATATGATGCCACAGATGCCTGGCATGCCAAACTTTGGCACCATGAACGTGAAGGTGAATGTTCAGACGGAAGACGGAAAGCAGTCAACCTATTCGGTAGTTGATACTGAGCAAACAGCATACAGCGACACCCTTGTAATCTCTTGTAGTAAGGAGAGTATCATCAATGAGGTAAACGCATTGAAGAACCAAGCCAATGACATCATCAATAAGATGCCGGACTTCGAGCAGACCGTAAAGGACTGTGATCAACTTCTCTCAGAGTTGGACACAACGTTTCGTGACCAGCAGAAAACCAATGAAAGACTCGACCAGATGGAAAACAAGCTGGACGAGATTTTCAAATTTGTCAAATCACAAAAACAAGAATGATATGAACTTAGTAGAACTTATCACAAAATATCAGGCAGATGCCACACCGGAACAGATGGTGCAGGTAACCAAGATCATCGGCAAGTTTGTGGCGATGCATGCCGAGGAAGATGATCTCCTGAAACTGTATAAGGAGATTTATGGGGTTGTGGGTAACGGCCACTTCAACGACTTCTTTGCTGAGGCTCAGATCAAGAAGATGGTATTTGAGGATAACAAGGAGGTAGAGCATCGTGCTCCTTACTATACTATGGCCAAGACGCAGGAAATCTATGAGACGGTGAAGGATGAGATCAGACCTTACAACCAATGGGATTTTGCCGTGGTTCTGAACATGATCTACTCTGACAACTATAATCTGATGAAGAAATGGTTCCCGGAGGACAGCGAAGAGCAGTTGATGGATAAAATGGTGGATCTTGCCGTAAATTGGCTGAGGGATGATGATAACCCTTATGGCCATTGTAAGGCATGGGGGTACTTCAATTACTAAATAAGAGTGAAGAATCCAATTGCTTTTCAGACGAGTGTTTAATTTCCATAATGACCTAAGATATATAAAAGAAAACTATCAGAAGAAGAGAATGCAGGCGGAAAATGGGCTTGTGTTCTCTTTTTTCGTATGAAGTTGCGCAACTTATCACAGAAAACTGGGAATGATGGCTTATATTTGCATCGTTTCCATAACGGAGTGGGGACAGATAAATGAAAAAGAAAATGAATGATATTCGAGGTTACTTAATTGGGACGATATGGACTTTTCTGAGTCTGATGGTTCCCATCAGGGATTTTATGATTGCTATGATGGTATTATTTGGGCTGAACCTGGTGTTTGGCATCGTTGCTGCAGTTTTTAATGGCGAAGAATGGAACTGGAAGAAATTCGGTATGTTCTTTGTCTGTTGTGCAGTGTTCTTCGTGACGGTGGCTGCATTGTTTATTATCGGTCATTTCTTGCATTCTGATACAGAGGCTCTGTTTTGCGTGAAGTGGGTGTGTATAGCTGCAACCTATCTGTTCACGACCAACATATTGAAGAACCTGAGACGGATGTTAGTGTCAGATACGCCCTTTTATAAACTTGTGGACTATGCTTATTATGCGCTGACACTTGGATTCGTAGAGAAATTCCCGATGTTTAAGAGATACCAAGAACATAAAAACAATAAAGAAAAAGGAAATGAAGGAAATAATATCTCATAGCTTATGAAATCGAAACATTTAATTATCTATCTGTTCGTTTGGATAGCGTATTTCTCAATGTTGTTTCTGACGAGTTGTAAGACGA